AAGGAGGAAAAGGAAACTAAGAAAAAGAAGGAGGAAAAGGAAACTAAGAAAAAGAAGGAGGAAAAGGTAAAAGAAAAACCGGCTTCCGATAAGAAAGATAAGAAGGCCAAAGACAAGAAGAAAAAGAAGGCCGCTAAAGAAGAAGATTAATAAGAGCACTTTTTACTTTTACTTATCATATTTTTGAGTATTCGTTAATAATGGTAGAAGGCCTGGCAATATAAAAATTGTTCAGGCCTTTTATTTTCTAATTAAGTCGAAAATGGAACAAGAAGTATATAAACCAAAACTTAGAATCACTACACTATCAGAGAATGGTACCCCATTATCCGATAGGTTGGTAGATGCCTATACCGAGATGAATTCAGGTCCAAAGGTACAGCATAACGGTCCCATAAGAGTAGAAGTAACTCTTACTAATAAACAAGATATTGATAACTTCAAAGAATACTTAGATAGGTTATCTGGTACATTGCCTGCTAAGGCACCTAATGTTGGCAGAGGAAGACCTGCAGGGTCTACAACTAAGGAATTGGAATCACCAAGGGAGGACATTCTTGCAGATGTAGAGAAAATGATTGAAGAGGGTAAAAGCCAACAAGATATTATTAAATATCTTAGGGGATTGGGATTTGTATTTATCCTTACTGAAGATTTTCTATTTCACTTTCCTGGATTTGAGTTTAATAAAAAAGATGTGGGAGAAGCAACAGACAATAAGCAATATCCCAATTCATTTTCTTGGATGGCAAGATGTATCAAACGGGCTAAGGACCCAAAAGCAGATAAATTTGACCCAATGGTAATCTTTGGTTTTAGCATTCTTGGGGGACCCTCGAAAAAGATTATCCCATATCTCTATAAGGAAAGGAAGAAACCATTAAGGGCCCAAGTTGGTAAAAACGTAATCTCCTTCTCTCAGGCAGAATTCACTAAACTTCCCAAGTATATGTTAGAATCCGAAAGGATTAAGTTCTCTACTGAACAGAGACAATTGCTTCTAAGTCCCGAAAAGAAGCCTTCTAAATTCTTCCTAAGATGGGTAAACGATGCTATATTCCCAGACTCCATAAAGGAAAAGATGGAAGAAATCAAGAACCGCTAACACTTACCTCCGTATTTATTAAAAGAGTATTTTATATAAAATAATTTTAGTATATTTGCATAAAGAAAATTTAATTATGGACAAGGAAACAAAAGACATCGTAAAGCTCATTGCTGGTATTCAGATTGAATCACTCAACTCAATCAAAGAGGATGTTAAAAATGGGAATGACATTGCCCAAGACTTAATCAAAAAACTCCTTCAGATTGAGGATGACGAAATAATTCGAGCACTAGATGAGCACATTGAATTATACGTAGAAATGGAGAATACCCCTCAACTGATAAATATGCTAAGTGAATACCAAATGATGGTATGCTCACATATATTATTCAGAATGGAAGATGAATGGGTACATACTAATTCTCAGGGAGTACTTGGTACTTGGGCAATATTCCAGAGGGCAAATCTAAAATTCCACCCAGAACTAACACTTTTAAAATTTTAATATAGACATGGAAAAGAACGAATACTTAGAATCAGTAGAAATGAACACCGGAGTCGAAATGATTCCTTGCGAATCCTCTAATATTGAGGGCTTTGGTTATGACTCAAAGAAAAAACAACTTTGGGTTGCTTTTAAAGGTAATCGAGTTTATCGCTATGATGATGTACCTTATGAAATCTGCAACGGTTTACATCAAGCAGAATCAAAAGGTAAATACCTTGCAAAGAACATTAAAAATAAATTCGAAACTACAGGTTATGAACTCAGAAACTAAATTCATATTGGGCCTGGTAACCTTGGGGGCAGTGATTTACTTTATTGGTGAGAATAAAACTCATCCAGTAGAAGTGAGCACTGCTCCTTCTCATTTTGAAAGTCCCATAACCAAGTTAATCTCTCTTCAAGATAGCATGGGTATTAAACCAAAAGAAAGGGAGCAAAAGAAACAATGGTATAAGTATAGGGTAGAAATAGAAACTATTCCAGAAAATCAAATCTATAAGATTGAGAAATCTGGATACCAGCAATATGAAGTTTCTAGATTGGGTGAAACTTATTCCTATGTAACCTACGAATTTACCTCAGACAAGGTAATGACTACTCAAGAAGCCTATGACTTCGTAAAGAAATATCCTGAAAGATGTACAAGGGTACCAAATACATCACAAGATAACATTTACGATAAATATAACGAGGATTATGAAGATTACATAAATGATCCAGAGGATGAAATTAACTATCCTCCAGAAATCTTCGACTTCCTAGCCGATTAACCCGAGCAAATAGAAAATAATTCAAATAAAATTTTTCTATTTAAAATAAAGTTCTTATATTTGTATCAGAAAAAGAAATTAATCATTTTACTAACATTTTAAATATAGACGTTATGAAAAAGAATGAATCAAAGGTTACTAACCTGGTTGCAACTAAGGTTGCCGAACAACTTGAAGGAATTAAAAATTCTAAGACTGCTAAGGCTTCTGCTCCTAAGGCCAAAAAGACTAAAAAGGAATTGGTACAAGATGCTCAAGAAGCTGCCACTAATTTTGCCAATGCTAAATTGGTAGAACTCTCTCCTAAAACCAAAACTTCCAAAAAGGAACAGGTTGTCAAGGAAGTTAAGGAACAACAAAAACCCTCCATCATCGAACAGGTAATTTCTAATCGGGAAGTTAAATACGTATACCCTGCCGATGTAGTTGATACACTTGCTCGGAAGAAATGGAGACAACAAACTCGAAACGAACTCCATCGATTGGAACTTGCAATGGCTCGTATCAAAGATACAAACTCTAAGGAATTCAAGGCTGCGGCTAAATCCTATGAGGACTTTAAAAAGAAGGTCCTCAAACCAGAACAAGTTGCATAAGCCTTTATTAACCAGGTGCCCGGGATAATTACCTGGGCATCTCAATTCATACAAAATGGATTACACTATCTTCTCTGATAAAGAGATGCTTAAGCAGGACAAAGAATTGGTAGAATTACATAAACGATGTTGTAAGTCCTATCTAATCCAACATTCACTTAAGCACTCTAAAATTAAGAAGTTCTTTATCGTTTACGATTGGTATATAAATACTGATAACGTAAGGAATTTCTTTTTCAGGCCTATAAACCTTTTCATTCAGGCATTGCTTTTAGGGCAACTTGATGAAATATCCGATTACATTAATCCTAACAAAAATGGAAAACGAAAAAAGAAACGAACCAGAAAAGTATAACGTACTTTATTGCAAAGGCAAATATCAGTATAAATCTAAATATCCCCAAATAGAAACTAAACATAAGGTTATCTATGCAGGGCCAGTAGAACCAATGGCACCAATCTGGGGTAATGTATCAGATATATTAAGGAAATCTGATAGAATTTGTACTGAATCTCGAAGAGAATTAAAGAAGTTAGAGGAACGTTCACAGAATAACCTTTACTTCAAGAAAAATGGTATTACTCATATAATCGTATACAAATGTTTAGAGAAATAGTTAAAGACCTATATATAGGCAAATCTAAGTTAACCATAGAATGTAACCAAAAGGAAATACCCCAAACTACTCTGGTTCAAGACATATTACAGAATACTGGATTTACGGGTAATATGCCCGACTACGGTACCTATGGTAATTTCAAGGATGGGAAATTTGAGATTACTCCAATGATGCCTAAGCATTGCTTATTTATTACTGGGGTACCCAAAGGGGCAATCCTTGATAATTTCCGAGTTAGAAGAACATATTGGTCCTCTTATTATGAGGATGGTGTAAGAGGGTACTTATTTCAGATTACAGATGAAAGTATACCTCGTTTAATAATCACAAACTAAATCTATATGGAAGCAATCGATTACGTAAAATTATTTAAACTCGACCAAGAGAATTATGACTTTAAAAGGGAAGAGTTTATATCCGAATTAGGTAAAGAATTTCTAGATTATTGCCAAACTACCACAATTGGGATAGATAAAAAGACTGGCAATATATACTACTACCGATTTAGGGAAATAGTTAAGAATTTCGAAACTAAATTCTGGGCAATCTCAGAACTTAAAATAGGAGAACCATTAACCCAGAAATTATGGAATGCCTTTTTCGCTACTCAGGTAGTTCCTTTAAGGCAAAGGTTATTCCCAAAGGTTCAGAAATTAATCGAAGAGCAAAAGGGGATAACCCATAACCGTAGTAAACAAGACAAAAAACCTACGAACCATAAAAAGGCAAACTATGGCAAGGGAAATCACAGACCTGCATGGGAATAAATTTAAGGTAGGGGATTATAAGCTTTGCCTTAATATTCCCATCACTGGGAAAGGTAATTTAGTATTCACCAGGGACCTAATCTCTGGTGAACCTTTTAATTTATCAGTAAGTAAGAAAAAATATAAGGGATATTTCTATAACCTATCTTTGAATCTGTATGTAAGGTTCGATTTAGAGTATATGGGTTATGATGAAAGTTCCGATATCAGAAAATCTCATTTGTATGTCAGAAAAGGAAAATAAAATGGTAAGATTCCCAAGACCTATGGGGACTACTGCAATGGCATTAGAATATCAGAAGAACCCAAATGATGAACTTCTGATAAAGATACACAACTACATTATTAATCAATGGCTGATGGGTAATGGTGTATTATGTGGTATCACCTATGATATCAATACATTCTCATACCGTATGGGTATAGATATCAATTACATACGTGTATTTATGAGAGATAGGCTATTAAGCTCTAGAATATGGGATAAAGAAAAGGCAGAAGATTTACTACAAGCATTAATGGGAGAACAACTAGCATGGGCTTTGGAAGACCGTATGGAAATAGCCCATCAGGTTAATATTCTAAGAGAATCTCAGGGAGGGAAATACGTACCGTTTATATCTGCCGAGCTGGGAAAGGCCCTTAAGTTAAAGCTTGAATCCTCTACATCATTGCAATCCATTGTACGTAATCTCACTGGAGGAAGTACCACGAATATATTTGCTCAATTCAATCAACAGAACAATATTGCTCAACAGAACTCTATTTCTATTGAGGAAGCCCGTCAAATCGTATTGGAATCACAAAGGGTATTGGATAAACCAGAAGAGGCTAAACTATTGGAAGACAGGTATGACATTAAGTCATTACCCGAAGTAGTTGCTACTAAACAGGAGGGAGTAGATACAAGTAAAGAGGGTCTTAACCTTAATAAAGCAGAGTTAATGCAAATTACTGATGATTATAAGGGAGCTATGTCTTCATTCTCTAAAGAACATCATGAACTACGTAGAGAAATCGAAATGCGTATAGACCCAGACGAAGAAGACCCAGAGTTATATCAATATGAAAACTTTGAGGAAGAAGAAAAAGAGGATGGCTCATTTGCATCTCAATTCCTCCGAAATAGTAAGCTCCCATAGTTATATCCGGATATTGCATATTTAAAAAGAAAGAATTATATTTGCATATCAATTTTAAAATAGACAAAAATATGGAACTACCAAAGACATCTTACAAAGAGACTCGGGTTAACAAGGTTAATCAGGGTACATACTTTAAATTAAAACCAACTGATACTGCTCCAGTATGGGTAAGAGACCATTATGATAAATCATCTAAGACTTATGCTTGCCATAAGTATGATGACTCAAATCACGAAAAATTTCTCAAGGGAAAAAGGAAAATATACATTGACTTTACATTTTAATCACATGAACTTATTTAGACGAAAGAGATGCTGTAGTGAACTCATTTCCATTAAAAATGGCAACTTAGTATTCAAATTGAGTAATACTCATATCAATGCTGCTTATAATACTTTACAGGCAATAATGAGGAAATCTGGTATATTCGATGAGAATCTATATTTCGATGTCTATCAGGAATATCGGAAACATTATGCTATATACGACATAGTACCATCATTGCTAAGGTATAAGATACCCTTGATATTTTCAGGTAGATACCCAAAGAAACTATTCGATAATCAGTTCACTTTTGAGGAATTGATACCAAATGCTCTGGTATATCATAGCTTACCAGAAAATTTCAGATTACCGGAAAGCTTAGAGAAAATCCTTTTAGAAGTAAGAAAAAGGGTATCTGCTTATATAGACCAAGAAGGTATATCAGACCAGGGTTATAGGGATTTGGTTCGAACCAATTTCGTAAAACAATGGGACGTATTTAGAAAGGACCCCTCTCTTATAGATTGCTATATGGATGCTCAATTGGGCATGCTATGTATGTGGGCTAGAGTAGAAAATAAAACAATCGTAAAGAACATAATCGAAAGAACTCAAGATGAACTAGCTCAAGAGTTCTTATCTAAAAATGACGAATATGGAAAATAAAGAAAAGTTTGCCTTCAGAAATGTAAACATGTCTCAAGGTGTAGGGGTAGAATTTATTAAATTGCTTACCTCATTAGAGACTAAAAGTGATGAAGATATTATTAAAGCTTTTAAAGCTCAATTATCTTCTGGAGTATTAACTTGCCATGCAGAAATGTTATCTAGAACACCAAATCAGATAATATTTCAAACATCTCAATTCAGTAAACCCTATAACTTTTACAAAAACTGGGAACTATGGGTATTCTCTAATATCCTGGGTGTATGGACTCTAAATAGGTTTAGGATATGATTACAATGAAAAACCTCCAAGTAGAGGATATAAAAGATGAATGGTTATATAATGCCTTAACACAAGGTATCAAGGAATGTATAACTGCTCCAGTCCTAACTTTGGACCCAACAAAACCAGAACCCATTAAGAGGGCAGAAATGATACTGGACAATTTCTCTCAGGAGGGTTCTCCAGTAGTAGCTACAGTAATTGCCCCAGGCAATTTCATACAGATGATATTACCGAAACATGAGATACTTCTCTCGGTAATGTTCATATATAAGGAAAGAAATACCTATGTACAACTTGTAATACAAAAACTTGCTTATGAACGAGAAAAGACTACCACCAAGACTAATGATTCTGTTAGTAGTACTGAAGGGTGAAAAGGTATATAAAGTACCTATTAGGTCCGAAATAGAATTAGACCACCTAAAGGATTTCAATACATTGAGGAGAATCCTTACACCTTTAGTACAACTATACCATGGGGTAGGTTTTGATACTAGACTTACTTACGATGAATTCAGTATCTTCATTAATGACCTACAACATTTGGGATATGAACGGTTAGATGAATATTCCTCGGGTATACAAGAATTAGTAGAAGCAAAACCCATTACTGAGAATGACCAAGATATTGAGAAAATACGAAAAGGGTTACTTATCTCTCTTAAATCTCAGGAGTTATCAGAGGTATTAGCTACTAAACTAAAGCAAGCCATACATGAAGTATTTGAAAACGAAAAGAAGAAAGGTGGACTAATGAACAAGGAACCCTCTTTAGAACCTATGGAGAGTTCAATTATAAGAGAGGCTCTATATTTGCTAACTCCCCAATTACCTTAATAATTGAAAGGCAGTGGATTAGACTGCCTTTCATAGCGTGTACACATCCTCAGCCTCCCTAAAAATAAATTAGATATATTTTTCTATAAAAATAAAAATGCTTATATTTGCATATCAATTTTAAAATAGACAAAAATATGAAAACGAACTCAGTAACTTACAATCAGGCAGACGAACTAACTAAGGTAGTTCGCAATTTCTTAGAAAAGAAATCTACATTTGAACTTGACTCTGATGAACAGGGTAATCTTCTTAATCTTCTAATGGGACTCTTAATCAAACTAGAGGATGATTACAAACTCAATTGCTTGGATATAAACCAGGTACAAATTTATGATACTACCTATTATTCTTTCATTTTCGAATCCGTGATAACTGCCGATACTAATCCCTATAAGGGACAATTAGCATCTGCTGCAGTTCAATTCATGAACGAATTCACAGATAACGATGGGAGGTTCATATCATTCAATCAACTCGATAGAAACAACTGGATTTTCCAACTTAATTTCTCAATCGCATGACAAAGTATAACGTTAGTCCATTAGTTGCCCGGGAGATAGAATTCTCCACGGGCACTATCTTTGGTGGTAGTTGGTGCCGATACTTTATTTCAATCACCCTACATCAATGCTATATAGAAGCAACATGGAAAACCCGTCCTAAAAATGATTTAGACGGGAACAAAGAAATCTTTAACTCTTTACAGGAGTATCTAGATTGGTTTGCTAATCTTAAGAAAACTTACGGGAGGAGAATATCCCGTAAACAAATGGTATATGCTGCATACGATAAAACAACACGTAGCTTCAGTTACAAACCCTACGAGAATTGGGCTACAAGACGTTCTAAAGAGAAATTAAATAAGCCCAAGGAACCAATGCTGGCCGATGAATTATACTAATCCCTAACCAGTTAATATATCCTCAGGGAGTTCAGAAACACCAACATCTGGGCTCCCTTAATTATTGCATATTTAAAATATTATTTCTATATTTGCATAAGAGAAAAATAAATATAATTATTAACCGACCTCGAACGGGGTCACAAAACTTATTTCTTATGACAACTATTAACGAAATCTCAAATCACATTATGGGTTACTTTGATGGAACTCTTGATGCTTTTGGTTACACTGCTCAATCAGTTAACGAAATCTCAAATCCGGATGAATCATACATGGGAACTCTCAATCTCCAATTCCGGGAGTATCCTATAGACGATGACGAAAAGGTAGAAACCTACTGCAGAGAATCCGATGCTTTTGAACAATACGTGATAGAATTCATTAATTCTCATTGGGATGAACATCACCCATTAAAAGAACTTAACCCTAATCATCATTACATGTCAAACTCATATGGAGATACTATCCAGGTACATTTCAATGATGAATCCCTTTTCATTATCATTACTATGACAGGGCAATATTAACAAAACCCTCTGGGAGGCACTCAAAATACCTCCCAGAACCTCCCTATTTATAAAAATAAAAGTAGTTATAAAAACAAGTTTAGAAATAATTTTGTATATTTGCAATGAGAAATATTTCTCAAATAATTTTAATATAGATACGTTATGAAAGAATTAAAAAATTTAGAGGCCATCCGGGAACTGCTTGCTTCCCACCCCATTTATACTTATGATTACTCCGATGGTCTTCTCATTAACAAGGAAGCTACCAATATCCAAGTTTACTCAATCGACTTAGAGGATGAACTTTTTGCTGCTTATATCTCAGGATATATCATCACATATGCTTCAGAGGAAGTTCTCTTCGAAAATCTCAGGGAAAACATTATTTCTCACATGGACTTAACAAAGGGTGCCGACGACCAATATTACGATTATTCACCCTCACAGGTAGAGGCTATCCTATTCGGAGTTCTTCAATTAATCCCTGAACATCAGGATTATATCATAACCGGACTCAAAAAACATCTCCGGGAATTTATCCAAGACGATGAACAAGATGAGGACATGATATCCCAATATACCAATATCTACAATGCTATCGAAAAATGGGAATCAGACCACAGGGAAACAGAAATCTTCCAACAACTTGCAGTATCAGAATTATTTAACCAACTAAATAAATAATCACTATGGTAAACTTATATAAATTACTCAACGTACTGGAACAGGGCATGTCTCTGTTCCAACTTAATAAATGGAAAACCGAAGGCATCTGGTATCCAATCACCCAATACAAAAAGGAATCAGATGAAATACAGGTAGTAACTAACCTATTTATTGCTGACCAGGAACAGTACCATATCCAACTATCTGGGAATTATCCAGAAGAATCTGAAGACTGGAACAAGTTTCTAGAGGAAAACCAATGGAAAATCTATCCCTTACTTGCAAATATAATGCAAGTCTTCTTGCCCACAGGGAACTACCAATTATTCTATACTCAATATCCACAGGGATTCATATCCATAATCGCTAAGCCCTATGATAAGTAAAGAACTCAAATCACAATTAAGTATTCTCAAGGAAACTAACCCAGAATATATTCAAACCCTAAAGGATGCCGTTACGGCATCCTATAAGGCAGAACTTCAGGCAATCAAACCCAGTTCTACCGAAGAAGAGGAACAACTCAATATCGAACTCAAGGACATAGTATTAAAAATACTATTTGGGCCTTTCTATAACTATTTCGTATCAGAATACGTAGTATCAGATACTATATGGGAAGAACAGGATAAACTAATCGAGGACTTATATTATTACTTCAAATCATGACACCGTATATTCAACAACAACTTAAAAAGCTATGCGATAATCCAAATTGGTATGACGATATGCTCATCTCATGGGATAAAAACCCAAGAAATCAAAGGGAAGCTATTTATAACTACCTTTCTCATGTACAACTAAATGGGTTACTAGAAAACACTCAGATAGTTTTTACATTCATGAATGGCGACATGAAACCAGCTTTCTATTTCGAAATTCCCAGAGATACCAATCGATATCTTATACTGGGAATCCTCGATAAAGCAGGTTATCCTCATTGCTGCCTATTATGCCAACCAAAACAAATGTTTAACCCTCAACTCAATTAACATCATGAAACCAACAATAACAGTAAACGAATACCCAATCGGATGGGAATGGTTAGACAGAGTACCTCTAGAGGACTTTAACTGGCTAATCGAAATATTCTCTACAATGACCGATAATACAGATACTTATGACTTTGCTACTTTCGATAAGGAAGCAACCAATGGAGAACCTCCCTATCCTGTAATCGAAATCAATAGGAAAGGCTTAGCCAACTTCCTAAACGATGACCAAGGCTATGAATCAGGTATATCAATGTACGGTCACTACATAGCATGCAAATGCCTTGACATATCCTCAGAAGAGGAATATATGAATCAATTAACCGATATAAGAATCCTAACTAACGAACTAGAGCCATGCTAACATCAGGTAGATTCTTAGTATCATTCGAAGTCCCGGGACCATTACCTGGGACTACCGAAGGCTTCTGCGAAGAAATGAACGTAGTGTACAGAACCGAGGAACTTAATACCTACCTCCGCTACCCCAAACAAGAAATAAACCCATGGCATAAACATAGTACCTACATAAGGCTAAAGCTAAGAGAGATCCTTAAAGTAAACCTAACAGATATAACCATAATCGATATAATATCACTACCATGAATATCATCTATCACATAATCCGAATAATACTATCCGTAGGCACCATCCTAACCCTCATACGCAATGAGAAAATATACCAAGCCTACAAACACCACCACCCAACAAACAAATTAAGGTATATAATATCACAAATCCTAGTATTAATCCTATACACCTCATTACTAATCTTAGTATCCTACACATATAGGATTATACTAACCCACCTATAACCCAATACTCCCCTACCCAACACAAAAATAAAAAGAAAATCATATAGAGCCTAACTAAGCTACCATCCTAACTAAGGTACATATAATAAAATACCTAATACACATATACCCCTTATTATACTACATACATAATCAATATACCATAATACATATCAAGGTACCTCGCCGGGGGTTTTGGGGATTTAGGCAAACAAGGCAAGTGATAACCCCTCTACTATACAAAGCCACTCAACTCACTATATAGCCACTATACCATATAGCTCTACTACACACTTTAAAGGCAAACTCAAAAAGGCCTAAAAAGGCAAATAAATCCGACCATTAATGGCCCCTAAATCCGATTGCCTTGAGTACCCTTTATATGTATTATATTATAGATTGCATTCAAGGTAATTCGAAGGTAGGGGATTATATAATACAGGTATGTTATGTAGCTTCTATGTATGTAGGTAGTATAGCTTTAGTACATCGTCGATTAATGGCCATCACAATTTACCCTGATTACCTTCACCAAGTTATTATATTAGGTATTATATAATAAGTATTGGGTTGGGGATTAGGTAAATAGGATATTAGGTTTTAGGGCTAAATGGTTTATAGGATTTAAGGCCTTCAAGGGGCATATTTAGGTAATATTCCTAGTAAGTATGTAATTTATTTGCTTAGTATTTATATTAGCATTAACTTTTGTATTCTAGGACAATTTTGTGATTTAGGGGTACCTAGATTACCGAGAGCCATTAGGTATTATATATAATATTAGTTATAGGTAGGGAAGGTAAATGGCAATCTCCATTCATGGCCTCAAGGACTAAGGTAAATATAATTCAAGGCCCTTAATAACCTACGAAGGCAATTGAGGTTATTGCATATATAATATATTATATTTATATTTGCATTGTAATAATAACTAATTAAATATAGACGTATGAAAACAAGTATTTTAATAACTGATTTTAATTTTGCAAAGAGTATTAATCTTTCATTAATTGCTGCACCTGATGCCTATCCTTCTTATCCATCAGGCATGCTAGACTTCATTAAGCCTTACTTACAGGAACTACAGGAGAACACAATCATTCCTGATTACTTAACTCTAGTATCAATCCAAACTATCGATAACCAAGATGCTGGGGTACACATATTAACCTTTACCATCAATGACCCAGAACATTTCGATGACGATGATACTGCTGGCATCACTTGCCTTGAATGCTTACGGGATACCTTTGCCTATGACCCAGAGGCATGCTTTGGTCAGGCACCTAAGGTAAACGAATTCGAAAACCTTTACACAGTAACAGTTCCTTTCACTTGCTAAATCATTAATCCCAGGGGTACTCATAACAGGGTACCCCTTATTAATACATTAAATATAAACATATGAAAGCTCTTAATCAAATTTCCTCATCATTCTTACCTTAGTAAATTACGCTAGGGATTATCCATGGGCATCTTACATTGCCAATTCACTTTCACAATTCGATTCGATATTGCCAGAACTAATGCAATCGAAAGCTAAGGAAATATCTATCTACCTTAACACAGATGATTGCCTTATGGAATTCTCATCCGAAATCCCTGACCCAGAGGAAATTGAACCCGATTTTACCTTCAACATCAAGTATATAACCTTTCAGGTATACTTCGATTAATATATTAACCCAGAGCCTAACTAAGGTATCTGGGTTTTACTTACGCTAACTTAGTAAGCCCTTATAGGCTAATCTATGAAACCCCTTTTCCCCATAGGCTTACCATAGTCCCTATATGGCCTTATTGAATTAGGACCAAGGGGTTTTTATAGAGAGATATATCCCAAGGGCCTTAATTCTTTATCACCTTAGTCCATTAATAGCCTTATCAATATACAGGTATATAACACACTTCCTAGAGGACAGGCATAGGCCATATAGGTATCCATATACATATCATATATGCCCACTACAAGGCGTGCGAAGATTCTCCTTGTGAACCCCAAAATTAAGTGCAAAAATTAAGTCCTTTTTAGGGTGCAATAAATTTTTGAATTTATAGATTTTTCACAAAAATAATTTTGAAAATAAAAATATTCATTTTCTCAAAAAATTTTCTTGAAAATGTTTGTAGATTAAAATAAAGTTTGTATCTTTGCAATGTGAGAAAAACAAAAAGATATTTGAAAGATTTTATTTAAAACTTTTTAAGAAAATAATTCTCTAAAAATTTTGTAGATTAAAAAATAGTTCTTATATTTGCAATACAGAAACGAAATAAATAATACCTTATTAAGATAGTTTAAAAAGTCTTGAAAGTCTATTTGAAAAGGTAATAAAAATAATAAATAATAAATAATAAAACTTTCAAGCAATTTAATTATGAAAAATCAAATTAACAAAGTGAATGTAGAAAAAGCAGTAGCAAACAGCAAAGCAAATAGTTTAATTGCTTTAGACGTTTTAAAGTCTGTGAAAGAAAAAAATCAAGGACTTTTTAAAACAGCTTTAGGAACAAAAACAGAAATTTATAAAAAAGAACTGTTTTTAGGAGCAAACGAAAAGCAAATCAAATCTTTGCGAAAAAAGTTCAGAAATGTTACTTTCAATTTTCTTTCAACTATTGCAACGAATGCGGATAAAAAACTAATTGAGGGCTTTATAGACTTTTATAAACAAGTCTATGTTATAAATGATTTTTCTTTTTCTTCAATTGCAAGCGAAAACACAAAAGAAGAAAAGAAAGAGATATTAATAAAAGGGCTTGAGATTGTAAAAAAATCTTTGAAGTAAAACAAAATTAAAGTAGGGGAAATATTTCCCCTACTAACTTAAAATAAATCATTTATAAAGATATGGCAGTATTTACACAATATTTAATTATTAATATAGCATTGTTTGTAATTATAGCTTATTTAGTTATTCAATGCTATAGGGATATAAAAGAAATTTTAAAAGACGATAACGAAACTTTTGAGGACTAAAAGAAAGCAAAGGGATAAATAAAAATGTTTATCCCTTACTTTTTATTTTCAAATGTTAAATTTAACGTAACCGTACTCCCCTTTTAGTACCACAACTTTCGAAACCCTCACATTAAGGGGTACCTTGAGGACAAATACACATTTTTAGTACCACAACTTTTTGACACCTCGTATTAGAGGCATACCCAGATATCCCACACAACACACAAAGAAGTCAGAGAATAAAACATCCCTGGCATTCATCCTATAAAAGGATATCTAATATCTCCTTAACCCTACCCTTCCCAATAAGCCTCCTACCATTCCTTATCTCATAGAAGAAAGTATAATACATCTCTTCCATCCAAATTCTATCTCCTCCCTCCAATAATGGTTCTATTCTCATCATATCCTCAGGATTAATCCACAACCGATACCAAATATTCTTACCTTCAGAACATCTTAGGATTCTCTTATTGGCATCACCCCTTAATCTATCAATCCTTACCATACTCTTCCTTAATCCTTTCCAAATCCTTTAAAGCCAATTTCAAAATCCTAATTCTATAGGGGATATATTTCTTATAGGTAGGAAACCAATACCCAAATATACGATTCTCTCTATCAATCTTATCTATGGGAGTCTTCAACCATCAATTACCTCTTATAGTATGATACTCTCCATAACCTATGAAACTAAATCCGGAAGAAAACCAGAGATGGGTAATACCAAACCTTTCAGGTTGGAACCAGGGTTTAATTACACTATGCCATAATTCATGATTCTGATTATCGAATATCCTACACATCCCTAGATTAGTTTCTGCATGTCTTAGGAAATCAATTACCTTAATTATCTCATACTTCACTTTCTCATAATTTTCGAATATCCTCATCTCTATGGTGAAGTTATTCTTTGCTTTTTCAACCTTAATCATATACTTGAATTTAAGTTATTATTATATAATATTATAGCACCCCTATTATCCTATGAGTATTGGATTACAATATCAAAGTTCTTTCTATAAACCAAAAACTTATAAAGATATGGAAGAAACATTATTCAAACTAACACGTGCAATTACAGATACAGGTACAGATACTGTATCTTCAGAGGGTGGTACTATAACCTACCGTATCACTTCCCTCAAAAGGAAACTGGTAAATGGCAAAGTAGTTTCAACCTCTACACCCTCTTGTACTTTGGGCTCAGCCTCCGTAAGTTGGGCTATTTGGGGAGGAGTTACCGTTGGAGATGGTTACTTAGATGTAAAAATTAACTATTCAGAAAATACTGGGTCCTCAAGGTCTACTACTCTGACATTTACCCAAAATGGGTCTAATAACAAAATCAATCTCACAGTAACTCAAGAGGCTGGTGTAACCTATAGTGGATACATAAAAATGGTTTCAAACACATTGCCTTTAGGTAGTGATAAATATAATACTGCTCAAATCCTTGTGATGGCCTATTTAAAGGGTAGTGATGGGTCTAAAAAGCCAGAAACTCCCCATGTGGGTAATGCTCCCGATTGGTGCTCAGTATCCGTTGCCCCAGTGGGTACTCTTGAGAACCATTACATGTTATCCCTGACCGCTTTATCGAGTAATCAAACTGGAGCTAACCGTTCAGGGCATATCTTCTTAACCTGTGGGGATGCTAACCTTAGTATACCAGTAACTCAGAAGCCACAAGGGGCTTCAACATTCACTCTCTCTGGATTGCCCACAGGTATAGGCTACTATCTCTTTGGCAGGGGAGCTAGGCCACAGAATACATCATCTTCAGATCAGACGTATATACAGGGTCTCTCAGCAACTGGTACTACTACTATGAAGATTCCATTCTATGCCAATGACTCAGAACCTGGTTCTCGAATAGAATGTACTACTGGAGATAAAGTAGCTGTATATACTAAATCAGGTGCTACCTGGATATCAAAGGGGTCATTTATAGTACCAAGTGCAGGAGGAACAGTATCAATCTAAAAACATTATACATTATGGAAAATAAAGTTCTTAAATTAGGGATGGGGGGGGATCCACCAAAGATGTATATGCAGAAATAAGACAGGGTAACTCTGAGAGATGGACAATACAATCTCAAAAGAGTAAGTATGTAAATGGCAAATTGTCCGGGGTTATTGGAGTTGGTTATTCTGCTAGTATCAATAATACCTCGGATTATCTTCTGGAGGAAGACAAGAGTAACAATAGTATTCAGATTACTGCACAAAATGACGGTACTTCTGGGCTTTGTGTACTTACACAAAATGAATCTGGTAATAAAATAAATCTTAAGATTACTACTCCCGAAGAAAAAGAATACTGGGAAATACGTTTTAATCCTATAACCATCAATGGAGTAGACACAAATGCTTTTTTTTATATTACCACCAATATTAGTGACGAAAATGGATCTATGGCTGATGGTAACAGATATAAGAATTGGATAGTAAATCAAAATAGATATGCTATTAATGTCTATATTGCTAGTATATACCCCGTAAATTCCGACATGCTATCTTGGTCCTGCCTCGATAAGAATGGTAATGCTTTTAGTCCTAACTACGATTTACCAAGTAATTCATACTTTACAACAAAAACAACTGGATTGGGTTCCTATACTCTTACAAAAGTTTCAACTCCCCCTGTTAGCAATGATACTCCTATACTCTCCAGTAGGTTTAACCCCACTAAAAAATATCCATTAGATTTGAATTTTTATTGGGCAAGTCAAAAGCCAACTTAATACGGGTATTAAGATAATATCCCAATTATAAAAGCAATTACCCAGAATATAAGAGCCAGTGTATATGCAACAGAATATCTATGCCAGGGATACCAGCAGGTAATATAAGAATCTACTTTTAGTATTTCTGGATGTTCTTCCTCGTATTTTTTATCCTCTTCTCTAGAACTGTATTTATGAAATACATAGAAAGGTAAGAATACGAGGAAGATTATTAGAGCAACTGGGAACAAGAGTAGGAGAAGAATCTCCCACCCTTGCATTGATGACCCAGCATAATTACCATCTCTGTCAAAAAAGTATCTCATAGTAATCTATATTTTAGGTATTTGATTAATAAGTAAATCGGGAATAGAGGTAATACTATCCATACCGATATGAATAGAATAAGAGAGGGTATTTTGTGAGTATAGGGTAAATAATCCAAGCAAGCCCTTACAAAAAATACCGTGAATGGCAAACATACCAAGTAAATTATCGCTAATACCGTAGTCATCATTGTTCTTTGAAGTATTTGTTAATAATCTTGGTAAGCTTCTTATCAAATTCAATCATCATATCGAAAGCTTTCGAATCTTTCATACTTCTCATCTCCTTATCAAGTAATTCTAGGTTTCTCTTAATTGAGAAATAAGCCTTATATGCAAGGAATATTCTTTCATTCTCTTCCGTAATAGGAAGAACTTCCCCCTTTTGCCCATCCAATCTTGGATATGTATTATCTGGACCGAGAGTTCTTGCAACTTTTACCCGGTTACTAAGCATTGCAAATCCACCTTTCTTATCAATAGATTCTACTGTTACTTTCTCTGTGATGGGTCTTCCTGATAATACGAAGATAACTTCATCACCTTCTTTGAGCTTTTTGATTTCTTTCTTTTCTTTTTTCATATCTATTTTATTTAGAAATTTTCTTTATGCAAATATACGAAATTATTCTTTGTTTATTGCATTATCTATTTTATTTTTAATAAATTCATAGGCATTACCCCGGTAATCCTCTAGCATTTTGTATTCCTGTGGAGATAGAAATATTCCGTTTACTTTAAAAGCATCTCTTAGATGTTCTGGTATAGTGCCTTGATGAGTGATGTTATTATAACGGATGATGAAAAGTTTCTCTTGGTCTTCATCAATAACTCCAAGAGTGTTGACTGGTTGGAGTTTAGTTTGGTAAATCCCTCCAAAAGCAGAAGGAACCATTAGAATACTTCCCGGTATTCTAGTTATCCAATGGGAATAATCGGGAGTAATTACGGCAATTTTCTTCTCTTTTTCAAGTTCTTTATCATAAGCTAATCGATTAAACCAAAAAGCACATTTAAAACAAACTTGTTTTCTTGCCATAAGTTGGGGAATCTTTCTAGTTTCATCGAATTCCTCTAAATTAATTGGTTTGCCACATATCTGGCATTCATTTTTCTTGCCCATATTGCATTATTTTATAAGTTATATATGATAATAGAACCTCGAAACATCCTAAAAATGGGTTATAAGCAATACTTTTGTTACTAAAATTGAACCATTAAAACTGATAAGTTATGGATAAACTAACAAATGAAATGATTAAAGACCTTGCTATTCGCTTAGGTCTAGAACCTGCTCTATTGAAGGCTGTTCAATTGGTAGAAGCAGCAGGTAGAGATGGGTTTTTAGCTGATGGTAGGCCTCAAATTCTCTTTGAGGGTCACATTATGTACAAAGAAGTACATAAGAAATTCCCTGACAGAGATTTAGCTTACCTTTGTAAGAGATATTCTACGATTTTCTTCCCTAAATGGGATAAATCGAAGTACTTGGGAGGTGTACACGAGTACAAAAGACTCGAATTAGCCAAAGAAATTGACGAAGAATGTGCATTGAAGTCTGCAAGTTGGGGAATGTTCCAGATTTGTGGGTTCAATCACAACCTCTGTGAATGTAAAGATGTCTTCGAATTCGTTCATAAGATGTCGGAATCTCATGCAAATCAACTAGAACTCATGTATTATTTCATGAAAAACTCTGGTTGTTTGAGTAATCTCAAAGAAAAGGACTGGGCTGGCTTTGCCAGAAAATACAATGGTCCTGGATATGCCCAGAATGCCTACGACCAAAAACTAAGAAATGCTTACGAAAACTTCAAAGATAAATTATGAAAAGATGTCACTTTAACAGCTGGGTAGCAAAGGTATTCCTTTTCCCCAGTTACAAAGCAATTACTCTGGTGTATAACTCGTTCTTCAAACACAAAATAGAAGAGTGTAAACCTGATGATATCAATCATGAGTGTATTCATCAGATACAGCAGATTGAGTGTAGTATAGCGGGTTTGATACTCGGTATCATACTCTGGTTATCCTTTGATATATCCTTCTGGTGGGTAGTGGCCCTGGTTTTTGGATTCTTCTATCTCTGGTATATTATCGAATACATAATCATCAGGTGCTTTGCCAAGTGGGATAAACAGAATGAAAGGTATCATGATGTAAGTTTCGAAGAAGAAGCTCACAACAATGATAAGAATCTGAGTTATTTGGAAGACCGTAAGCCATTTGCTTGGATTAAGTACATTAAATTGAGAAGCTACAAGAAATGAAAAAATTAAAAGTATTAGGGGTGTCTGCTGGTGCAGGCATCCTTTTGTTCCCTTTTAGAAAGAATTTGATAGCTAATATAGAAACTCGAGGAGTATTTTATACTAAAGGCTTAGAGCAGTGGAAATTGAACTTTGGTGGTATACCCTATTATAAAGATGAAACCCTCCCAGATTGTAAGCCAGACATTATACTTTCAAGTCCAGACTGTGGAGCATCTTCTATTATGAGGCTTTCAAAAGTAAAAGAATTGGGCAATCCCCAAGAGAATAAATCCCTGAATCTAGTAATTCAATCAATCTTACATTATAAACCTAAGATATTTCTTATTGAAAACTTACCTCGTTTGCTATCTTTGCTCCCAAAAGAATATCTTCAAAAAACCTTTGAAGACTATAAACTTATTTTTCACGAAAGGTCTGTTTTAGACTATGGAAACTCTCAGGAGTCAAGGAAGCGTTTACTCATCATTGGAGTACATAAAAAGACCGGTAAGAAATACTTGAATGCTTTTGATGAAGTATTCCAAGTAAAAACTCCAACAACTACTAGAAATCTACTTAAACCACTCACATTCTCTCAGGAAAATAATACTAACCAGATTCCATTCATGAGTAAAACTCTGGCAATGTATGACTATCGGAAGCTTCCTGAAAAGAAGAATCTTACAGTAGCAAAGATACATAGACTCTGGGTTAGAGATTTTAAAGATGAAAAGAAGTGGCCTATCAAAACTGCAAAGATGAGTACTCTCCCAGGAGTATATCGATTGGAGTATGATAAACCACCATTAACCCTCAGACCTGCAGATAGGCAATTTAGACCTGATGGCTACCCTTTGGGAATCGAAGACTTCAAGGCAATTATGGGATTCCCTGATAAATTCAAAGTTTACCTTCATAAGAATGGTGATACCTTCGAAGGCGATTTTAAGGATTACCATTATTGGCTTAACAAGGCAAGATATACAATTGCCAAAGGGGCAGTAGGTGAAATAGGTTATTGGTTTAAGGAATGCCTCAAAAAGGCAAATACCAAGAAACCATGAGTTTCAGCTTTATATATAAAGTCTTATATATAAGTTTCTGGGGTACCTTGAAATATATAGATATATAATATACTACGTATATATATCTATATATTTATCTGCGTATATATAGCTATTCATATATCATATCGTAAGTAGTATATTTGGATATTATCTCACTTCGTTCGATAAAGGTAATCGCTTAGCGATTACCGAATAGATAGTATCATTAGCGTGCGAACTTCCTAAAATTTTTGAACATGAAGAATTTAAAGAGGGCCTTGTTCATTGTACTTCTAGGATTTACTATTTACCTTTGCTTCAGGAATTACAAACTTTCTCGAGAGGTTGATTCCCTGGAACTAGCGGTCAATGAAATCCCAGATACAGTATACACAGAGAAACCCTTCAAACCAGAGAAGAAGTACTCAGAAAAAATTGAACCAGGTAAAATTTTAGTTCATGATAATAAGCAGCCAACTCTCTTTCCTGATTCCATACTAAGGCAGCCAGTTATCAGTAACCAAGATTCCCTGGTTCAAATCGTTTTGAAGAAAGATAAGTTGAACTTAAGTCTGTTCAATAAGGAGACTAACACTTATTCAACTAGACTATTCCCAATCGATTTAGATAAGTACAACTACAACTGGTATGAAGGTCAATTAACTCGAAAGAAAGTTGCAAGGTTATCACTTAGTCCATACGTCTATGGCAAATACAGACCCTTCAATAATCTCTTCGATATGGGAGCTGGTCTTTCAATCAAGACTAAGAGGTTTAATTACAAATTCGGAGTCAATACCTTTTACTACCCAAAGATAAAATCTGGTATAGGTACTGACATCGAATTTCAAATAACGTATAACTTTTAAGTAATGGCAAAGACTATCTCAGAAACTAGAACTACATTAACTCGGGAGGAGCTATCAAACCTATCCCGAGTTTCTAGTGATGTTTTCTTTTTTAGCCTTTTTTGCTATGTGATACATCCAGTAAGAGGAAAGGTAAGATTTGATTTATACCCATTTCAGAAATCAGTTCTCTACAATTTCATTGCCCAACGATTCAATATCATTCTCAAGTTCCGTCAGGCAGGAATTACAGAACTTATTTCAATGTACTGTCTTTGGTTGGCGATGTACCATCCCAACAAAAAGATAAACATTATCTCTATCAAAGACACAACTGCTAAGAAGGTGCTTAAGAAGATTAAGTTCATGTACAAGAATCTTCCATGGTACCTTCAAACTCCCATAATCAATGGTAGAGCTGGAGAATACGGTTCTGCTTCCATGATAGAATTTGATAATGGGTCATTTATTGAATCAATTCCGACATCATCCGAAGCCGGTCGTTCGGAATCCCTTTCTCTTCTGGTAATTGACGAGGCAGCAGTAGTAAGATGGGCTGCTCAAATTTGGGCTGCTGCATTCCCTACTCTTTCCACTGGTGGAGCTGCCATCGTCAATTCCACTCCCTATGGAGTTGGTAATTTCTATCACTCAACTTGGGTAGATGCCATTGCAGGAGGTAATCCTTTTAACCCAATTCGATTATACTGGCAAATGCACCCAGAACGAGATATCAATTGGTATAACCAAATGTCTTCTGCTTTGGGAGCAAAACGAACTGCACAAGAAATTGATGGTGACTTCTTATCATCTGGTAATACAGTCTTCGACTTAGCCGATATTAAAGCTATCGAAGACTGCCTTAGTGATTACCCAGTTATTAAGAAGAGATTTAATGGTCAATACCGACAATTCTGTGAACCCGAATCAGATAAAGAATATTTCATTGGTGCAGACGTTTCAACTGGTAGAGCTTCTGACTACTCTTCATTTACTTGTATGGATAAGCTAGGAGAAGAACAAGTAGTATATAAGGGAAGAATGGCAGTGGGAGCTTATGCTAAGTTACTTGGTGATACTGGGAAGTTGTTTAACTGGGCAGTAATAGCTCCAGAATCCAATGACGTTGGTTTATCAGTAACTTCTAAGCTTCAAGACGAAGGCTACCCTAACCTTTACTACTACCAGAAGATGCTGAAGAAAAAAGGTAAAAGTAGACCTGAAATGGATAAATCCCCTGGTTGGTTAACCACCCAAAAGAATCGTTCAGTGATAATAGAAAACTTGGAAGAAGATATTCGATTAGATCACGTAATCATTAAGGACCCATTCTTTGTACAAGAAGCTTATACCTTCATTTATGATGGTTTAGGTAGACCTGTTGCAATGGGTAAACATAGGGCTAACAATTCAGCTGTAGATGTAGACCTTGAAGGAGACGTATATGCCGATGATGATATCTTTGGAAAAGCAATATGTAATCACATAAGGAAAGGAAAAACTAACGTAATCGTACAACCAAGATGAAAAAGTACTTCAATTTTAGTTGGGGTTGGGGACGTAAGAAGGACCCTCCCAAGAATGGTACATCCTCTAATAAAGAGGAGAAGCCTGCCACATCGATTTCGCCTGGTAGGGTTTCAGTTGACGATGATAGCGATAACTTAATTACATCATTACAAGGGTTGACTAAATTAGTTGAACCCTCTTTTCGTGTTGATGTGATACCTTTAATTCGGGATTTATATAAGGTAAATCCTGATATGGGCATTGCATTGCAAGATATGTTTAAGTTAGCTAACACCAGTCATACAGTAACTTTCCCTAATAATACCGATGAAGAGGCTTCAAAGATGAGAGAACATCTTAAGAAAGCCACCAAGGGATGGACCAGATATACTGCTGGTATAGATGGTTTAGTTAATAAAATGATTGTTCAACTTCTTGTAAGTGGGGCAATATCTGTAGAAGGCGTACCAAATGACAAGCTTGATGGTTTGGCTACTGTATTATTCCTTAAGCCAGAGCATATCAAGTTTAAACGTGAATTAAATGGGGTGTATGCTCCTTACCAAAAGAATATAAATTTCTTTGTTAAGCAACAAGATTACATTAAGCTTAACCCAGAAACCTACTTCTATGTTGGTATGTTCAATGATACCGATGAACCTTATGGAGTTCCTCCATTTATGCCTGCATTGGATTCTCTCAAAGGACAAAATGATATGAAGATTAACTTCAAACATATCATGGAGATTTGTGGTATGGTTGGTTTCTTAGAAGCTAAGATGCAGAAATCTCCACAAAGGCCAAATGAGAGTATCAAATCTTATGAATCCAGATTATACCATGAACTCAATATCCTTAAACGTAATGTTAAAGAGGGTATGAAGGATGGGGTAGTTGCTGGTTACATAGATGACCATGAATTCAAACTAAATTCTACTACTAAGGAGCTCGGTAATATCGAGAAGCCTTGGAATATGAACCAACAATCTGTAGCAAATGGGTTGGGAGTTAATGGCTCTATCATTGGGGTATCATCTACTACTGGTGAAGGTGCAACTGGTATAATGCTGTCTAAGATGATTAGCCAGTTAAAAAATATCCAAATGCTTGTAGCTTATGTATTAGACCGACTTTATTCTCTAGAACTGCGTCTGGCAGGCTTTAATAATAAGGGGATGAAGATTGATTGGGGAACTTCTACAGTTTCTGATGAAGTTAAAATCCAACAAGGTCTTCAGTATAAGATACAGAACCTTGACTTATTGTATAAGGCTGGTATCATTAGTCAAGAGCAATATGCTTGGGCAATGGGTTATGATTCTCCTGATGAGAAAGAACCAAGAGTTTCACTTGAGGACCAATTTGCTAAGGGAGGTAATATAGACCCCCAAGAAGGAACTAAGAAGAAACAAAGGCAAGATGATAAAAACCAATCTGCTCGTAGGTCAAGAGATAAGAATAACCCGGCTCCTTCTCGAGGAGACCAAAATACTAAAGCAAGATGAGTAAATTTACAAAGAAAAACAAAGAGCATCTTGATTCTATGGTGATAGGTCAAGGCCATACCATTATGGCTGGGTATATCCCAGAAGCAGTGGGAGCCCAGACTTTCTCCGAGAATTATTACAAATGGAAGAATCCTACACCGGACACCATTGCTCAATTTGGATTTTGGGGAGGGGATATAGATTATAATACCTATTACCCTAACCTGGATAAATCGGAATTAACTCCAAAGGATGAAGAGTTTATCGAACCTATGTTCCGATTACTTTCAGAAACGATTGTATCTAAGAATTGGAACCCGACAGACTTTGGTCAGAATGGAGTACTAAAGGCTTCTATGAAGATGTTGCTTGGTCAAACAGTAAACTGTGACCATGAAACCAACATCGGTAATGCTATTGGTGCTGTATCACAAGTAATGTGGCAGGAATCCTATAAAGACGGTAGCTTTACTATACCCGCTGGTATCAACGGTATTCTGAAAATCGATGGTAAGGCAAACCCAAGAATTGCTAGAGGCATCCTTATGGAACCTCCTTCAATTCATAGTAATTCAGTTACTGTACAATTTAAGTGGGATAAATCCCATCCCCAAATGGAAGATAACGAATTTTATCAGAAACTGGGTACTTATGACTCTAAGGGAGTTATGGTACGTAGAATTGTTACTGAAATTGTTCGTTACCTTGAGACCTCACTAGTTTCACATGGTGCTGATTCATTTGCCCAGAAAATTGGTTCGGATGGTAAAATTATTAACCCAACCTTTGCCAAAAGAACTTGGGCATCTTATGAAGAATACAGAGATGATAAATCGAAGCAATACTTCTTTACTGATTATAAATCAGATTTAACATCATATCAAGAAAAGAACGATACTCAGGGTTCTTTTAATGATAATGATGCCAATGATAATCATTCAAATAAAGATAACATGAACGAATTACAAAAATTTCTTGAAAGCCTTTTTGGGGATAACATGCTTACCCTGGAAGAAGGTAAAGAGATGAATCAGGAAAATGTAATTGCCTGCATTCAGACTTTGGTATCATCCAGAAACGAATTGCAAACTTCGGTAGATAATCTTACTACAGAGAAAACTTCTCTTACGGAACAGATTACCAACTTGAATGCCGAAGTAGCTAACTTGAAGGAAATGGCAACCGTAGGAAAGAATCATATTGCTTCTCTACGTGAAAATGCCGTAGAAACCTACAAGAAGTTGATGGGTGATAAGGTAGATGAGACAATCGTTACGATGCTCAATGCCGAGACTACTGGTATTACTACTCTTATTTCCTTGACCAAGGATTACCAAGCTCGCTTGGAAGAGAAGTTCCCTCTCACTTGCTCAAAATGTGGTTCTAAGGACGTCAACCGTGCTTCCTCAATTGCTGAGGATGATACCGAGGGTAAAACTGGAACCCAGGGTACTGATACCCAACGGAATTCAGAATCTCCGAGTACTAAGAATGTAATCGATAACTTGTATCGAAACAAAATCAAATAACTAATATAAATAATCCGCGTTATGGAAAAAACTAAAATCGTAAACGACCCTCAGCAACTTACTCTCTTTGGGGAAAGAACCCCGAGAGCGGTGATTTACAAAAGTGAGTCACACAAATTGCACCAGGCTTTCAATGTTAAAGCTGGAGAGAAAATCGTACAGGGTATGCCAGTAGCTTTGAATGAAGAAGGTTTGATTTACCCTTGCACTGATGTAGCTACTCAAGTTTATTTGGGTGTAGCAGTAACGGATAACGTTAACCCTGCTTATCAACCTCAAAGAAATTTCCCGGTAGAGGTAACAGTAGCTATGGAAGGTTACATGATTTGTAACTGGGTATCAAACGAAAATATCGAAGCTGGCTATGTAACTCCCGATGGAGAATTGCTTAACGATAGATTCGTAAAAGCTAACCAAGCAACTTCAACCCAGTTCATTGCCCTTAATCCAGCAGAAGAGGCAAATGAGGTAATTCAAGTACTCATCAAATAAGAGAAAAGAAGTTATGGAAAATAAAATAGATATTACAAAGTTGAAGGCTCAGGATTTTATGAATGAGCTGCCGGAAATGGTAAGAAGCTTGGAAGCTGTTCGTTCCGGTTCACAGGACAAGAAGCCTGTAGAGGTAACTTTTGGAGAATTGGTTACCGGTAAATGGGGTATTTCAGAAGATGAACTTTTTGAAAAGATGGGCATCAATCCAAAAGTGGACACGATGCAGAACATCTTTACAATGCCTCAACAGAATGTTCGTTGGATTGTTCCGGAAATCATCCGTGCTGCTATCACATTGGGTATGCGCCAGGCTCCGTTCTATCCGAACATCATTGCATCTGATCAACCCATCAATGGTTTGCAAGCAATCATGCCGATGGTTAACATGTCGGATGCTGCCCCTGCAAAGGTTAATGAGGCAGAAACTATCCCATTGGGTGATGTTAGCTTCGGACAGAAATCAGTTAGCCTCTTCAAAATCGGAAAAGGTTTCAAACTTACTGATGAAGTTCGTAACTATGTTTCACTCGATGTCTTGGGAATCTACCTTCGTGATTTTGGTGTTCAGTTGGGTTATGCTCTGGATACTTTGGCTATGGACGTTGCTATCAATGGTAACAACCCTGATGGCTCTGAGTCTGCCCCGGTAATCGGTGTATACGAAACAACTAACGGTATCACTTACAAAGACCTTCTGCATATTTGGGTACGTGCTGCTCGTATGGGACGTAACTTCCAAACTATGATTGGTGGTGAAGACCAGGCAATCGAAATGCTGAACTTGCCGGAATTCAAGGATCGTCACTCTGGTACTACAGAAGCTACTCTGAATGTTAAGTCTCCTGTTCCCAAGAATGCTGATTTCTACATTCACCCGGGTACACCAGACCAACAGTTGCTGTTGATTGATACATCTGCTGCCTTGATTAAGCTTACTGCTCGTCAGTTGATGCTTGAATCTGAAAGAATCGTTTCTAACCAGACTCAGGCCATCTATGCAAGCTTGACTACTGGCTTCTCTAAGATGTACCAGGATGCAACTCTGTTGCTGGCTGCTGACAAGAAGTTCTCAGAATTCGGCTTCCCAGAGTTCATGAACGTAGACCCATATTTGATGGTTAACCTCGAATAATAAGGACCGTCCGGTTTCATCTATATAAATTCCCTGAGAGGGTAGGTAACTAAAAAAAAAGACCTATCCTCTCTTTAATCATTTTTAAATCTTAGGAAATATGGCTAAAGATAAATATACAGTAACTGTGGGACCAAGAGCTTACAGTTTTCATGACCAATCAACTGGTATTACCGTTTGTAGAGGAGAAGACAAGGAACTCTCTCGTCGTCAATTCCGTGCACCAAAGATTCAGAAGGCAATTGCCTCTGGCCATCTGATTATCATTGCTGATAAATCAGAAATCGAAAAGTATTCAGAGGCCGACATAGAAAAGTTGGATAAGAGACTGAATGCTCAGTTCAAGAAAGGCATGACTCTTGAAAAACTTGCAAAGGGCTATTCCCTGGAAGAACTGAAACTGGTAGCAGGTCTTCATGAAATCGTTGCCGAGAAAGATGATACAGTAGAAACACTTATTCAGGCTTTGCTGGAAGAATTCGAATCCTCTTCTAAAGGGTAATATATGAAAATTACATAAGACAGACTAATATGAATAACAATCTGGACTTTTTGTACGTTACGTCAGGTCTGGAAGTTTCATTCAGAGTCATATCCAAAGTCCCGGCCAAATCCATTTTTGACTGGGACTTTGGCGATGATAAGGGAGAGGTTTTCAATGGTGGAAGACATGTTTCCTATTCTTATGAAACTCCCGGTTTCTATACAGTAACCCTACATGTAACCAACTCTAATGGTTTAGATATCACCGTAGATAAGACTCTGGTAGTTTGTGATTATGGTCATACGGCATTAGCCGATACAATATATAACTTAATCGACCACTATATTCCTTCAGAGATATCAGAGGGAATGACCAGGGAAGATAAATCTATCTACATCACCAAATGGCAATATTATATTGGTCCTCTAGTAAATCACCAAATTCCTGCAGATAAGTATACTGATGAATTATGGTATGAAGCACTAGAAAACCAATTAATAATGGAATTGGCAGCATGGGACTTTCTCAATGTGAAGATACTTAATCTATTAACAAGTACTTCAGAATACCTAAGTCAATTAACTTCTACCAAAGAACAAACTGGTGATGGTACTTCTAAACCCGAACTTGCCCGAGGTGATAGGATAAAACAAATCACTACTGGGCCTACTGAAGTGCAATATTATGATACCTTGGCAGATGCTACAAGTTCCCTATGGAAAACACTTTCTCAAGCAATGCAACCAGGTGGATTAATAGATGAATTAAGGAAGAACCTTTGTATGTTAGCTTCACGATTGGAAATCTACTTACCGTTCTGTGATGAAGTATTTAGAACCGTAGTCCCAAAAGTAGTTAACAGAAGGCAACCTGGAGTATTAGATGGACCCAACCCAAGTGCTCCAGTAAAAGGTGGTAAGAAATCAATCTTAACTAAGTTATGACAAAAGAACCCTGGAGAATGGTAAAGAACCGCTCTTGGGATAGATACAAGAAAATTATCACTGACTTCTTAGATTGGGATGCTGGTAGGCAATCCATAACCTGGGCCAAACATGTTAATCAGCTTCTCAGTCATGCCGAAGACAGTATACCTAAATATTATAACATCCAAATCGAGGCATTATGTTACTACAATGCTTTCAGAAACTGGCCTATCAATAAGGCAACTATTTCAGGAGAATTGGATGATGAAAACTTATCAATACTAATTTCTAAATCTTATATAGAACAAATCGGTTATCTTACACCGGAAGGTTATTGGGATTTTAATTGGGAACAAGATAGGTTTGTAATTAATGGTATAACGTATAAGCCTTCTGGAGATACTCAGACTGCTCAGGCAAAGGATGAGGCTTTAGTTTTCATGGTTATCCTAAAGAGAGACCGAGATACCAAAGTTGAATTTGTAGAATAAAAATAAAGTATATGGCAAAGATGTTAGTACTGAGGTGGACACCAATTACTACAAACAGTGGAATTTGGTTTGATAGTAATCTGGTTATCCTCAATGGTACCTCTGGAGTTCATATTGAAATGAAAGGTAATGGCAATGATGTAACGGCATTTCAATCGATGACCGGAAACAAATTTGTCACCTGCTTTCAAGATTACTTCGGTGATATCTGGGATAAAATAATACCTCATCCTGGTATAGGCCAGGTAATGAAATTCCGTGTAAATAAGCTTCCCGATTATGCTTGTATTCGGGGAGATATAGAAGACGGTGGAGATGTAGATCCAGAAAATCCGAATATACCAATGAATGCCTTCTGTGGTTCAGAGGGAGAACCATTCAGGGATATAGATTCGGAATTCTTACTGGGTCGTCAACGTTCAGTAATTAATCCTTAAATTTTATAAATATGTATGTAAGTAAATATTACACCTGCGAAGAGATTGACCAGCGGTTGTTACAGGGTTACTATGATGACTTTGTTCGTGCTGGCTTTGGGGGAACTATAAATGAGTTCTGGGCCTTCGTACTTTCTATCAAGAATAAGGTAGATAAGAAAGAAGGATACGACTTATCGAAAAATGATTTTACCGATGAGTTGAAGGCTAAACTTGATGGCATCGAAGAACATGCAAATTATATCACTAAGGTATCTCAGCTTGAAAATGACTTAAAGTATCAAACTGAGGAAGAAGTTAAACAGATGATTAGTGATTTGGTTGATGGTGCAGATGATGCTCTTGATACTCTTAAAGAGTTAGCAGAAGCTTTGGGTAATGACCCCAACTTTGCAACTACTATCACTAATAAATTAACCGACCTTCGTACTGCCTTAACTGAAGAGGTTAATCGGGCTAAGGAAGCTGAAGCTGCCTTGGGTGCTGCAGTAGCCGCAGTTCAGGATAACCTCGAATATGGGTTAGACCAAATCAATAAGAAGATTGATACGGTTAAGGCAGACTTAAAAGCTGAAATCGACAGAGTTGAGAAGAAGGTAGATAAGAATGCCGAAGACATCAAAGACCTTGAAGATAAGGTAAATCAAGGTAATGGTGAACTTGAGAAGGAACTCAAGGATCTTATCCAAAAGGAAAAAGATGAACGTATTGCTGCCGATAATGAGATTAAGGAAAGTGTAAATGACCTTAAAACTCTCCATATCAATGATAAGGCATCCCTTGAGTCAAAGATTGCAGAAGAAACTGCAAATCGTACTAACGCAGATACTGTACTGGATTCTAAGATTAACGAAGAAATCACTAATCGCCAGGCAGATACTTTAGCTCTTCAAGGTAAAATTGACCAAGAGAAGGTAGACCGTCATTCTGAGGACCAAGTTCTTCACAATGAAATCTCTAAAGAGGTAACAGACCGTACCAATGCAGATAATGCTCTTCAAGGTAATATTGATAAAGAAGTTCAGGCCCGTACTGTTGCAGACCAAGTATTACAGAACAATATCGATTCAGAGGCTACTACTCGTGCTGCTCAGGATTTAGTTCTTGAACACAAAATCGAAGATGTAAAAGAGCAGGGTGTAGAAGACAAGGATCAATTGCTTAATGCTATTGCTGCCGAGGCTGCTGCTAGAGAAAAAGGTGATAAAGATCTTGATACTAAGAAAGTAGATAAACGTGAAGGCTATTCTTTGACTAAGAATGACTTTACCGATATACTCAAAGCTAAACTTGATGGAATTGAGGAAAAGGCAAATTATATTACGCATCTTTCTCAGCTTATCAACGATTCTGGTTTCCAAACTGAGGAAGAGGTAAATGCAGCTATCCAAAAGATTATTGGTTCTGCTCCAGAAGTACTTGATACTCTTAAGGAAATTGCTGATGCCCTTGGAAATGACCCCAACTTTGCTGCTACCATTACCAAGAAATTGGCTGCAATCACAGAACAGGTTAACCAAGAAATCGAAGACCGAATTGCGGGTGATGAGGCAAACAGTGCTGAGGTAGCTGCTGAAGTTCAAGCTCGTAAGGATGCTGATACAGCTCTTGAAACTAAACTGAAAGAATATGTAGACAATAAGTCTGCTATTGGTGATGCTGCTCTTGGAGTTGTAAAAGACAATCTTAACAAGGAAATCCAAGACCGTAAAGATGCAGATGCCGCAATTCAATCTAGCTTGGATAAAGAGATTGCCGAAAGAAAGACTGCAGATGAAGCCTATACTCAAAGTCTGGCTAACGTTAACCAACGTATTTCAGACTTGGCATTGAGTATGCAAGAGTCTATCAATACATTGCGTAATGAGCTTACTGAGCAGGTAAATGCAAATACTACTGCTATTGCCACTAACCAACATAGTATTGAAAGAAATTCAGAGGCAATCACAAACTTAACTAAGACTGTAGGTGATAACTACAAGGAAGTTAAGGATATGATTAACGAAGAAATCATTGATCGTACTAATGCTGATAGTGCCTTGAGTTCTCGTATCGATACTCTCAATATCGACCTTAATACTGAGAGTGTAGAAAGAAAGGCTGCCGACCAAGTTCTCCAGGTTAACTTAGATAAAGAAGTAGCAGACCGTACTGCAGCTGATAAAGCTTTGAGTACTGAGTTTACTGCTAAGTTGGATAATACCAAGCAAGCTTTGAAATCCGAAGTAGCTAATATTAACACTAAGCTTGAACAAGAAAAGGAAAATCGTATTGCTGGTGATAATGCTTTGGGAGTTCGTATTGATTCTCTAGAGGCAGGTAATACCGATGCTATGAATGAACTAAAAGCAAAGGTAAATGCCAACACTACTGCTATTAATGCAGAGAAAGACCGAGCAATTGCCAAAGAGACTTCTCTTGAGGCCAAGATTGATACCAACCTTCAGAATCACAAGGATGATATGGCTGGTATTAATAAGGATATCCTTACCGAAAAGAATGACCGCTTAGCTGGAGATACTTTACTTCAAACCAATATCGATAAAGAATCAACTGAAAGAGCTAATCAAGATACTCTTATCAGTAATGCTGTTGCTCAGGAGAAAGCAGATAGAATTGCTGCAGACCAGGCAATGGACGATAAGAAGGTAGATAAGGTAGATGGCAAGGTACTTTCTTCAAATGATTTCACTGACTTGCTGTATGCCAAGTTGGATGGCATCGAAGAACATGCAAACTATATCACTAAGGTTTCTCAGTTATTAAACGATTCTGACTTTCAGAATGCAGAACAAGTAGAGGCTGCAATCCAAAAGATTATTGGTTCAGCCCCTGAAGTATTGGACACTTTGGCAGAGATTGCTAAGGCTCTCGGTGATGACCCCAACTTTGCAGCAACTATGACTGCTAAGCTTACAGAGTTGGAGAATAAGCTTGAAGCCGAAAAGAACTTACGAGAACAGGGAGATAATACTTTACAACAATCATTCACTAACCTGAGTAATACTCTTACTACTACGGTAAATGAGCTGAGAACTTTTGTAAGTGAAACTCGTACAGAGTTGTTAACTTCCCTGAATGCTACTAATGCTCTGGTAACTCAGAATACTGCTAATATCCAACGTAACCTGGAATTAATCCAGGGTATTCAGGATAATATCAATGGTAATTATACGGCCATTACGGATCTGTTAAATAACGAAATTGCTGCTCGTAAAGCTGAAGATATTCGGTTGGAAGCAAAGATTGATCAGAATACTTCTGACCTTAATACAGAGAGAGAGGAAAGAAAGGCCGCAGATAAAGTTCTCCAGGATAACATCGATGCAGAAGAAGCTGCCCGTATTGCTGCCGATACAGCTTTGGGTAAACGTATCGATAAAGAAATTCAGGACAGAACCGATGCTGATACTGCCTTAGATAATAAATTCACTAACATTACCGATGACCATGAAGAAAGATTGGAAGCTGAAGAAGGTACTTCCGATGCTTTGCCAGACACCATGGTTACCGATGTTAGTACTGTAACCCGAACAGATACTCAGCTTTCTTTCAAAGTAAAGACTTCAACCAAGGATAAGGCAAATAACCAATATGGTGAAGAAGTAGAAGCTACCAAGAATTTACTTCCGGTAACTCAAACTCTTGCTGGAGTTATGTCTGCAGCAGACAAGGTTAAGTTAGATGGGTTAGACCCAAATTCTTTAACTGATCTCTCTGCAGCTTCTGATGCTAATAAGGTAACAGTAACCGTAACTAAGGATAACGGTTTGAATGCTGATACTACCGAAACTTTCGATTTGCCTCAGGTATCGGCTACTAAGGCTGGTACGATGACTGCGAAAGATAAGGTAGAATTGGATAGAATCTCTACTGCTAACTTTGCCCTTGGTGCAGTAACTCCCAATGAAACTACTGTTGGCATAGCTGCTACTAAGACCGTAGTTGAAGATGGTACAGTAGAACAGAATCCTATTACATTGCCTGCCTCTACTACAGAGAAAGCTGGTGTACAAACTGCAGCAGATAAGAAGCTGTTTGATTCTATACCAGATAATATTATTATCTTATCTGGTGATAAACCAGTTGAGGTAGGTCAACAAAGCAGTCATGTTACTTTAACTCATAATTTCTCTTCTAAAAAAGAAGAGGGTATTTATACTCATGAGCCTGAAGATTATAAGACTACTTATATCCCAGCAGCTACTACAGAGAAAGCTGGTGTAATGACCGCCCAAGATAAAGTTAATCTGGATGAGACATTACCCAATGCTATTGCTCAAGAGGTTCAGGACCGTAAAGATGCTATCGAAGCTTTGGACGGTAAATCAGAAGCCGCTCTTGCTCAAGAAGTAGCTGATAGAAAAGCTGCAGATACTGCTTTAGATACCAAGTTTACTAAAGCTGTAAACGATGAAGCAACTGCTCGTACTTCTGCTGATACTGCATTGGGTGCAAGGATTGATAAGGAGATTGCCGATAGAACTGCGGCAGATACTACCCTTGAAACTAAGTTACAGAATAATATTAATACTCTAGAAGCTAAACATGATGCCTTTGTAGCAACTAAGGGTAAGGCTGATGGCTTTGCTCCATTGGATGGGAAGGGGTTAGTACCTGCTAACCATTTGCCTTCATATGTAGATGATGTACTTGAAGTATATGCTACCTATGATGTAAGCCCCACTGGAGGTCTTACTAATGTTCAATTGTATACGGATGCAGGTCACCAAACTCCCGTAGTTGGAGAATCTGGTAAGATTTATATAAATGTTGCCGATGGTGAACCTCCATACCAATTCCGTTGGTCAGGTACTAAATTCGTAGACAGTAATACTTCGTCTCTTATCATTGGGGAAATCGCAGGTACTGCTTTCGAAGGTAGTAGAGGTAAGCATCTTGAGGATGTGGTATCTAGCATGCCTAAAAATTTAATTAGTAAGGTTTCAATAGCTAACAAAAATAAGCGTAATGTTATTATCTTATGTAACTATTCTGCTACGGATGGTCAAGGGCATTACATTGATAAACCCGATGGGATGGTAATCCCTCTAACCCCAGCCACTACTCAAGAAGCTGGTCTGATGGATGCCGATAGTGTAATAAAGCTTAATCAAACCTTACCAGATGCTATTGAAGCTGAACAAGAGGCCCGTATTGCAAAAGATAATGCTCATGATACCTTTAATAGTTCTCTTCCAGGAATTATTCTTACTGGATTCACTCTTACCCATAATTCAACTAATGTAAGAGCTACTCTTAATAATAAAACTAAGAGTGCAGAGGGTAAGACTTATGAAGGTGCTACAGATTTAATTAGAGATATACTTGCAGCAACTAAGACTACTGCAGGTGTAATGACTGCAGCAGATAAGACTAACTTGGATAATACCGTACAGGGGTTGGCAAATGAGATTACCAATAGAACTAATGCCATCAATGCTCTTCGTACAGAATTGAAAACTTACGTTGACGATTTGATTGCCGATACTGGTTCAGATGTAACTGCCTTAGAAACTAAGGTAAATAATCACATTGCCAATAAATCTAATCCTCATACAGTTACTAAAACTCAGGTTGGATTGGGTAATGTTAATAATACTTCTGATGCTGATAAGCCAGTATCTACTGCTCAAGCTACTGCTATTGCTGATGCTAAGGCTGCAGGTACTACTGCTCAGACTTCTATCAATAGTCATGCAGGTAGAAAGGATAATCCTCATACAGTAACTAGAGCTCAATTGGGATTGGCAACTACTGACCAGGTAGTATTTGCTAAGACTACTGCTCCTTCCGGTTTCTGGAAAGAGTCTTCCGATGAAAGATTGAAATCTAACATCAAACCATTAACCCATACTTTGGAACAGATTTGCAGTATACCTACAGAATCCTTTATCATGGATGGTAAGGAAGATGAAGGTACCATTGCACAAGGTTTGGAAGCAGCAGGGTTTAACCATTATGTGGAAGAAGACCCAAGAACTAAGGATTCAGTTCCTAATCCTGAGGAATTCGAAACGGTTGTTATCGACGGTGAAGAATATGTATTGGTAAAACAAGTTAAGTACCATAAGATGTCTACTCTGGCAATCGAAGGTATTAAACTTCTTTACGAAGAGATTAAGGCTTTGAAGGCTGAAATCTCAGAACTCAGAAATCTTAAAGATGTAGATTAATATGGGAGAGATAGCAACATGGAGTGCTGTCAAAACTAAAGTAGGCCTTGGTAAGACAGGTAATGACTGCCCTACCAAGGCTGAATTGTTAGCACTCGCCTCTACAGGAACGGGGGAAAGTTACGTTGGCTTGGAAATCTCCAATGCTAGTTCCTATGGTAATAACGAAGCTGTTAAACTCGAAGATATTCATAAGGTAACTTATAAGTATACATTCACTTTGAGATACTCCAGTATAAGTTTTGATGCTTTAGGTAACCCCAGTAGTTCTAATTTTGGTTTTGAGTTTACCAGTACGAAGCAGAAATATTGGGATAATGTAGCTAATGGGTCTGCTGTTAGTGTTAATTACGTAATAAACAGTAAACCAAGTTGGATTACTAACTATAGTAAGCCGGCAGATGGAAAGCCTTGGAAAGCTTCAGAGAATCTAGACCTAACCTCAAGGTCTGGTAAGGGGTTGGCTACTCAATCTGAATCTGGTAAAACCGTGGAATTCACATTTACCCAGGCAGCAGCATCTCAAAGTTGGTCTCAAACATTCTCAGTGAATCCCACTTCTCTGTCTTTTGGGGCAACTGGAGGAACAAAAACATTTACTGTAACCTCTTATAAACAGGAATACCGAAATGGACATACCTATGGTAATCAAATTCCCTTAAGTTATACCAGGGCTAATACCGGAGTTACCGGTACTGGTACTTCAGTAACTATGGCAAATAATACTTCTACTTCGGCAAAGTCGGGTAGTGTAGTATTAACTCAGGCAGAAACCAATAAGAAACTAACTATCAGTTGTTCTCAATCTGCAGGTTATAGAACCTATAGTGAAATCACTGTAAGTGGAGGAAGTGTATCCGATATACCTGCAAGTGGAGGAAGTAGAAGTTCATTCTCAACTATGCCCTCATATTCTCAGACTTGGGGATGGAATGGTTCTACAACTGGAGGAGGCACAATTACAAGCGGTGCTAGCATTAGTTATGGTACTGCAGTTAGTGCAGGTTCTTTGGGAACTACTGCAAAGGCTAGAACAAGGGTAGGCTCCCTTACTTGTACTGTATCTCTGAATGGTAAATCGAAATCTATAACTCTCGATGTATACCAGGCAGAGAATAAAATTACCAGTACTACTGATGGTACACCAGTAATAAGCTTATCTGCAAGTTCATACTCTATCTCTAATTCAGGAGGTAGTGTTAATATTTATGCCAGTGTAAGTATACCTACTACCAACCATTGGAGTTCAGGGTCAACAAGTGCAGGTTCTTCGAAGAGTGCTACACCTACGGTTAGTGCAAGTGGTACTGGTTTTAGTTTGAATGCTGCTAAGACGGTACTTACTGCTACGGAGAACTTGGGTACTTCAAGTAGAAGCTGTGTAGTAACTGCATCCTATAGTGGGGCAACTACTAAGACAATCACAGTTACACAGAGTGCTGCTTCAGTATCTTATAAGTATTACTTGGCATTCACTTCCCCTACTGGTTCAAGAACTACCACTAGAACCGGATTGTCAGCTTTGGGAGGTAATAACTTTACAGTTGATGTAGCTTATTCTTTTAAGACTAAGGTAATAAATGGTTCTGAGGTAAGTACAAGATATCCCTTGGCTTTAACCGTAACTTCAAAACCAAGTTGGGTTACAAATGTAGCCATTACAACACTATCCAGTGATAATGGAACCTATGGGTTAACCTTAACCTTAACGGAGAACACCGTAGAATCAACAAGGTCAGGTACCATTAAATTAAGGCAAGCAGAAAACGATGATGAGGGTTGGGAGCTTACAGTCAACATAACTCAGAATGCTGCAACAATTACTTATGAATACGTATTTAATTTGGGGTAATAAAAATACAACACCATTCTGTATTTAATGTATAATTAACCTAAGTATTAATCTTTAAAATCTTACAATTATGGGAGTAGAAGTAAAAGGTGCCGGCGATGGCGTTGTAATCGCGGACAGAGGCTGTAACGATGGTTGCGGATATAGAGAGATCATTCCGGTTGGGGCTCTGGATGGGGAGCCGTTGGTGGTGCATTGGTAGGTGGTGGCTTTGGTGCTGCTGCAGTTTCCGTATGGGACAAAATCAATGACACAAAAGCTGATATTCAGAAAGTAGAAGCTACGGTTCAAGAAGCAAAGGCAGGTATCTACAAAGATATCTCTGATGCTGCTCGTGGAGTTACTCAAGAAATCAGTGGGGTAGCAAAAGATGTTGCCGGTGTTGGTAGAGAAATCCTTAACAACCGTTTCACTACGGAAAGAGGTCTTTGCGATTTGGGTTACAAAACTAATTCGGATATCCGAGATTCTCGTGACCAAATGGGCGCAGGCTTCAACCGTGTTATGGATCGTCTCTGCCACATGGAACACCAACAGTCGGATTGCTGCTGTGAAACCAAAGGCTTGATTAAAGAAGTAAAATCTGACTTGGCTCTTCAGTTGGAACGTTGCTGCTGTGACCTCAAGAATGGCCAACAGGAAATCAAGTGCCTCATCGAGAACACTGCTAAAGACACCGAGATTGCTCGCCTCAATCGAGTGATAGATGCTCAGAGAGACCAGAACATCGTCAATCAAGTGGTAGCTGCCTTGAAGACCGGTACTACAACGCCAGCTTAGTAATTTAAAATACCAAGATGATTAAAGGAGTGCATCTGTTTTTAGGTGTACTCCTTTTTTCGTTTTAACTCATTAAACTAAGGAATTATGGAACAAGAACAACTCACCGAATTCAAGATACAATTAGCTCTACCTGCTCCCAATATAGAGATTGCACAAGAAGTAGCAAACAAAGCTCAGGTACTCATAAATCAATTTGGATACTATCAATTCTTAAACCTGGTAGACTTCATGCAAAGGAATCCAGGTGCAGTTTCATTTGGTTTAAACTTAATTAATAAAAGATGATTATGGACGAAAGAACATTGATTTTCCAAAAGGTACAGAAAGGTGAAATGATTTTCACATTAGAAAAAGACAGACGGTCTGGTTATCCTATTTTTGATACAGCAAGAATCGTAAAGGTAGGAGAAAGTAAACCAATGGCCTCTGGTGCTAAAGACGGCTTTGTTAACAGTGTCGAATTGGTAATCCAAGATTCGGTATCACAACTCACCGTATACTTGCCATCACAATCTGATGAAGGTATTTATAATGGTGTATATTATACTACCGATGTAGTGAATATAATTAATGAGGTTACTATGCAGAAACATAATGCCTTGAATATACTTAACAATCGACCAAAGTTTGAGGCAATTGTTTCTGAATGCGATAACATTCTCAATTCAATTAACCAATCACCTTCTGCTCCAAGTAAACCTGCTCCAGGGTTTGAGGAGTTCCGTCAATACATGGACCAACGAATATCCACTCAAGAGACTCTGTTACAGAGAATTGCTCAGGAGCTGGGATTGGATAAACCTAAACAACAGTAAGAATTATGCCAAGTAAGTCGGTTAATATTACACTATCGACTCCAGTTGGCCCTCTAGAAATATACGTAGATAAACGAGAACAAGCTCGTGCAGAAAGGTTGATTGCCAAAACTCCAAGTATCTTAACCGAAGGCTATGCGAAAGGTACAGAAAAGTTTGGTAATCAACTTCTTCGTATAGTAAGACGAAGTTTGAATACTGGTGTACCTCCAAGGGGTTCCGGAGTATCTTGGCCACCACATGCTCCTGGTACCATAAAGAAATATGGAGACCATACCATGCTAAATCTTACTGGACAATATGCCAGGTCAGTTACCTTAGTAAAGGGTAAGAAAAGAACTTTCGTTGGTTTACCAATTGGAATCAAGAAGATTACTTATACTGGTAAGACTTCAAGAAAAACTTTGAATCAGATAGCTATCATGTTAGAGTATGGTAGTAGAGATGGTAATTTACCACCTCGTCCTCTCTGGGCTCCTGCATTTAAGGCTGCTGGTGGAAAAGCTGCCTTACAAAAGGAAATACGTAATGAAGTTAGAAAAGAAATAAGGAGGATTATATAATGGCAGTAGATTTTGAAATATCTTCACTATCAGGAACTGGTACTGCTACCATTCGTGTAAAACCGAAAGCAGTAAATACAGAACAGACCTTAAAAGAGCAGGTCCTCAAGGTAGTAGTTCAGGGTGTAGAAAGGGAAGTAACTCTGATACAAAAGGCTGCTCCTAAAATAGTAGAGACCTGGGGAACTTATTTTAGTATCACTCCGGAAACTACTTCCCATACTTTCGATGGTACTAAAAAGGATGAGACTCTAGAAATAGGGGTATATAGTTACCAACAGAAGTTTATAAATAATGAGCCTCAAGATGAATACCGTGCTGTAGATTGGAAATTAGAAAGCTCATCCGATTGGTTAGAGGTAACCCAAGAAATTGGGGAAGCTAATGCTGCAGGTAAGCTTATTATCAAAACTAAATCTACTAATCAAGATCACAACCCAAGTAACTATGACCCATTAGAAAGAACTACTACGGTTAAGATTATCTCACAGCAAGAACCTAACCCAGAGATAGTTTTAAATATAACTCAATCTCCAGGTACTAGAACTACTAAGTATGGCTTTGAACCAACCCCGAATATACCATTCCCAAACCTTGATCAAAATACTAGTACTGCTCAGATTAGTAATGTAAAGGGTTATCAGTATTACCTTATCAACGGTATTCAAGTTGCTAAATTTGTAAAACAATTTAAGATAACCGATATAAGTAAGACAATAGAGGGTCAATTCCCTGGAGGTATTGGTTCTGAACCAATACCCTTTAAAGTATGGCTTACCGATTATCCTTCAAATATTGCTACTCAATGGGTTAGTGAATTAAATTGTGTTGGTCATTTACAAACCATAATGAGTGGTTTTGGAGGTATTCAGGTAACTTATAATGGGTATATTAATGACAATGGCAATCAAAGTGTTCAGTTAAATATTAGATTAGGACTTTAATGGTAAACTCAGAAGAAATAGTAGAAAGAACTTTTTATATCTCTCTACTTAGTACAATGTTAGAAATGGGTCTTACCTTAAACCCAGAAGACTTCTTACCTTTGTCTCAAGAAAACGAAAAAAGATTTCAAGAGGCAATCAAAGGTATGAAGAAGTTTATACCACTTTTTGGTATAGGGAATAATCAAGTAAAAGGCCCAAAGACTCTCCCAAGAATAACCATAGAACTACAGGGTTATTATGCTGGAGATATTGGTGTGAATAAATACATCATTGGTGATAAACTTGAGGATGGTAATTACCAAGCTTCAGAGTTTCCTTATGAAACAAAAGATATTACTATAGATGTACATCTAGTTTCTCAAACACAAGCCGATATGAGGTTGCTACATACAATCTTATATACTGGCTTACCTGCTAGAGGATACGTGAGACCATACTTCAATGACTTAGAGGAATGGGAAAAGGGCAGGCTTGCTCCCACCGGAAACCTATTCATTGAGATTGGTAATTATTATGACCATCCAGATGTAGAACATGGTATACTTGAGAAGGTATATACTTATATATGTAAAGATGGTATTCTTCCAGAAAAACCCCTGGAAGAAGGTATACTTACACCTATCCAGGATATATCAGTTCTCATTGGTTTGTTAGAACAAAACGAAAATGAAATGTTAGAGTTAAAAGTACCTAAGGTATAGGTACAATACTCTAGGGTATAAATTAAACGAGTAATTAACTTTAATCACAATAGAATTATGCCAACTTCACCTCATGTTGATTTTAAGTTTAAGAACAACAATGTTCTTCAAACTACTCCTATGTTAGGAGTTTCTTGTGTATTGGCTAGAACTACTAAGGGCCCTTATGATGACCCATCAGAAATCATCTCTACATTCCCTCAGTTCCAAAGAATCTATGGTTCTGAAATTGTACCCGATGGTTCTGTATCAAATATCGAAAAGGCTTTGCAGGGTGGTTCTAAGCTTCGTGTTATTCGAGTACTTGGCAAGGGAGCTACTCAAGGTACAGTAACTGCTTCTTCGGCTGCGGCAAGAAAAGCTAAAGATTCAGAAGATGGGATTTCAGTTGCTTCTGCTGTACCCGACTCGGCTAAACCCTCTGCTCTGATTACTTTCAAATCAGGTAGTACTACCTATAGTTTTGGATTAGTAACCAAGGGATATGGAGATCCCATTGGTAGTGCAGATACTTTCCAGGTTGGTTTTTATAAGCAAGCTAATACCTTGTATTATAAAATCTATTCGGCTAATGGGCAAGTACTTGAACAGGGTCCAGTAATAACCTACAAAACTGCCGATGATAACAATAATACTTCGGTAGATTACCTTGCTCTTAGTGCATTTGCTAAGAACTCGGAATATATTAAGCCGGTAATTACTGCAGGTTCCTCTTTTGAAAACCTAATTAAGTGGCTTACCGATGATATCGATGGTACTAAGAATGCTATCACTATTACCGTGGGAGATGCTGCACCCTCCGAAACAGAGAAACTGTTTAATGGTACTATCGGTAGTGCAGGTTCCACTCCAACTGCCGAAGAATGGATTGCTTCACTGGACTTGGTAAGAGACTACACAGACTTCTACCAATTGTTTATTTCACATATCTCTCAACACTTGGAACAAGATTCAGAGGTACTCAAAGTATACAAGGCTGCTGCAGATATGGCAAAGGAATTGATGGAATGGGTACTGTATATCGAAGTTCCCAAACACTTAACCCATTATACTCAAGGTACTCAGGCAAGAGATTACAAAGCTCAGGTTACTTGGGTACAGACTTGCCTTGGTACTGTAGGTAACTCTAAGTACATTGCCTACTTTGGTGGTGGACTTAAGTACTACAACGAAAATGGTAATCTTCAGGATTCCGATGTAGTGGGTACTATTGTTGGTTTGGGAGATGCCTCTGCTACTCAATATGGTCCTTGGAAATCCTTTGCAGGTATGAACCGAGGAGTTATTGGGGATGCCGTTGGTCCAGTATGCCCTAACTATGGTTCTCCTTCTCGATATAACGAACTGAACACCCTTGCTCAGAATTATATCAATGAGATGGTAATCAAAGATACTCCAGATGCAGGTAAGCAAACCATGCTATGGCATTGCTTCTCTTCTCAAGTGAAACAGGATTCTGAAAGATTCCTTTCAATTGTAAGATTGAATCTCTATCTGAAGAAGTTCCTTCGCCCGGTACTCAACAAGTATATCGAAGAACCAAACGTTTGGAGTACTTGGAAGAGAATCTGGTTGGAGGTTAAACCTACCTTGGATTCTTTGGTAGACGAAGATGCTATGACCGAGTATACCTGGATGGGTGACCAAGATGCAACTTCTTGGGATGACCTTTCGGTTAATAACGAAGCAGATGCTCGTCAGGGTAAGTACCGTGCTATCCTTAAGTATAAGGATGTAGTTCCTATGCAAGAGGTAACTATGGAGATTGTAATCGATGCAGCTTCTAAGGCAGTATCAATCGTAGAAACAAGTAATAACTTATAAACTCATAACACAATGGGAGCAAAAGTAAAAAACCCACGGAAGAAATTCTTGTGGAGCATCATGTTCCCCAAACACCCTATCAATACTTATCTATTCCAAAGTTGTACTTTGCCAGATATTGAAATTGACCAGGTTGCTCATGGGGACGTCAATAGAGACGTTAAAACTGCAGGTAGGGTTACTATAGGTAATCTTATTGTAGAGAAACTTATGACTACTGCAGGTTCAGACACATGGCTTCATGATTGGCTTTATGCTTGCCAAGACCACATAGTTGGTGGAGGTTTGGTACCAAGCCAATATTGGGAAACGGCTATTGTAAATGAACTTGCCGAAGATGGAGTCTCGGTTCTTAATACCCACGTCTTCGAAGAGGTATGGCCATGTAAGATTACCGGCTTAGACTTGGACAGAATGGCTTCAGAGAATACCATTGAGTCCATAGAGTTCTCAGTTGGTACTGCAGATAAATACTAATTCCTTAGTCTATTTTCACTAAGATTCGGTGGAGGGGTGGGATTCCTGTGATAGGAGCTCACCCCTTTCTTGTTGTTATACGGAGTACTATGAACATTTGTAAACATTAAATATATCAAAAAATTATGGAATTTAGAACATTTAGATTTACCGGACCTTCTGGTTTCGAATATGAAATCAGAGAACAGAATGGTGCTGATGAAGATATCCTCAGTAACCTTTCAGACATGAAGACTTTGATGAACCTTACCAAGTTCATTGCAGCAATTGTAATTAGAACTACTGCTACCCCTAATGGGAAATTAACCGTAGATGATGCCCTTAACTTACCAGTCAATGACCGTTATGCTATTATCTTCAATTCTCGTATCTTCTCTTTGGGAGAGGAAGTAGAATTCGAATATGATTGGGGCAAAGAGAATGGTGGTAAGATTACTTATGGCCAAGACCTTCATGAGTTCCTTTTCGATTACGGTACTACTCCAACTGTAGAGGATTTAAATCAGAAGCCAGATGCTATCCCTTATTATCCAGAGGGAGTTAGATTGGTAGACCATGAATACACTCTTTCATCTGGCAAGAGAATTAAATTCGATTGTATGACTGGTAAGGGAGAACAAGAGTTCATGAAGTTGCCTTTGGATAAACAAACTAAGAATGCTCCTCTTCTTTGCCGTAATCTTCACTTAGAGGTTGATGGTAGTTGGGAGAAGGTAGAAAACTTTACTCCGTTTACTGCAAAGGATATGGCTGAGATGAGAAAGCATATCTTATCTATGGACCCTATCTTCAAAGGTGAATCCCATATCACTAATCCAACCACCGGAGAAGAAAGAACTTATCCTATAGTTTGGGCACCAAATTTTTTCTACCTGACGGAAGAGTAATGTTAGAAAGTGATTTTGTTTATATCACCCGAGCCGAGATAGCCTTAGACTATTTCGGCTTTTTACGTCTTCCGTACCGAATAAGGAAAATATTCAAGGAAATGGCCGAGCAATATTATAAACAATTAAAGAAAAGAAAGTAAATTATGAATACCAGTAGGAGTATAGTAGAGGTCGGTGTTGCCATGGTTTTAAAAGACCGATTCTCTCAAGAAGCTGGCAAGATATCGGGGTCATTCAGAACAATGATGAATGATATGAATACCTGGAATAGAGGTATACAGATGTCAGCTTCCAATACAATGAACTTCGGAATGCAGCTCGTAGGGGGAATGGCAAGGGCCTATAAATACTCTGCGGGTGTTCAGAATGAAGTTTGGACTGCTTCGAAAATTGCTGGTGCTACCATTGCAGAACAAAGAGAAATGTTACAATTGGCAAAAGATGTCAATGAGATAACTCCTCTTACTGCTTCGGATGTTGCATCAGGACAAAGATATCTGGCTATGGCGGGTAATAAATTCGATGCTATTAAAGAAATGATTGGGCCAGCATCTAAGCTGGCTTCAATCTTTACAATGCCAGTGGGACAGAAAGGTGGTGTAGCTGACTTGATGACCAATATCATGTCAATGTACCAAATCCCAATGGGAGAAGCCGCTAGAGTAACCGATGATTTATATACTGCAGTTACTAATGCAAATATATCTTTAACAGACTTAGCCCAGTCCATATCTTATGCAGGAGCAGATATGGCAACTGCTGGAGTAGACCTTCGGCAAACGGCTGCTGCTATTGGTGTATTGGGTGATATGGGTATACAGGGTTCTATGGCAGGTACCTCACTGGCCAATATGATTCGTTACTTACAGCTCTCTCTTGTTAACCAAAAAAAGAAAGGCTATAACGCTTTAGCAGATCTAGGCTTAAGTCCAGATGAATTCTTCGATGCTCAGGGTAATCTTATAGACCTTTATACTATCTATCAGAAGTTTGCTAAGGCTGCAGTAGATTTACCTTCACGAATTGAAACACCAACTTTCTTCAATATCTTTGGAGTTCGTGGTAATCGTGGTATGCTCCCCGTACTTAGGGATATTGCTTCTGGTAGAGATAAGATGGGTAAGATACTTGCTACCTATGACCAAAACATGGGAGCAGTAAACCGACTTAATGAAGAACGTCTTAAAACCGATGCAGGTGTAATTGACCAATTCGAATCAAGTTTAGAGAACTTAACCGTTACGGCAGGTGCGGCTTTGGGTAGAATCTTTACCCCAGTACTAAATGTGGGTAACTCTATAATCAAAGTAATTAATTCTATTTCAGAAACTTGGGTTGGAGGTTTTGGTCTTAGGGTAGGAGCTACTGCAGTAGTAGTAGGTACTATTGTTGCAGGATTTAATACTGTAAGAGGTATTATTAGGTCTGTTGGGTATTTACAGACTATTGCTACTGCTTCTACTGAAGGTATGTCTGCTGCAGCAATAAAAACTAATACTCAGTTTGCCATTATGGAAGCACACATGGTAAGGATGGTTAACCTTATGAGAACCATGGTTCAACTCCAAATGATGTCAAGCGGTATTGATATGAATTCTGCTGGTAGATTTTATAACACTAAAACCGGAAGATATGTTAAGACACCAAATCCTGAAGTACCATTAGCAACTACTATGGCGGGTAATTTAGCTGGAGGGGCTTTAGCTGGAGCAGGTGCCCAAGTTGGTAGTCAAGTGGCTAGGCAAGGTGCTATAAAAGGTTTAACCTCTATAGGTGGTAGACTTATGGGATTACTCGGTGGATGGGGATTAGCAATTACTGTAGGTCTTCCTTTATTAATTGAGGGTATTAGTTACCTTAGTAATTCAGTAGATAGGAATACTGAAGCTCAGAATAAAGAGAAAGAAGACCCAACTACCATTAGAGCCCAGAATGAAGAGAGATTTATTAATGCTGTTAGGTTAGCTATTAAAGAAGGTATGAGAGATTCTCGTATCAATATCTCAGTAGATGGTCAAGCAGTTGGAGATTATGCTCCAGGTTCTCAACAAGATTTTACTGGAGCTGCATTTGTAATGGGAATATAAAACTAAAACACTATGGCTAGAGTATTAAATAAAGCAGCAGGTAAGGTTGTTGAAAAATACAATGACCTTACAAGAGATACGGCAGGTGTTCTTACTGGTCCCTTAAATAAGCTATGGAGAGCTCGGATATTACTTAACCGAGTTACTTCACCTCTCCCGAAAGATGATGCTCCAAAGGGTAAACTCTATACTCCAAATGGGGTAATGGGAGAAGCTCAGATATCCTCTAAGAACCCAGTTATAAATAAACAGCTCCAAGCTAAATGGAGAATGGAATTACAATTTCCGAGATTAGAAGAAGGTGAAGGAGTAGACCCAGCAAAAGGGAATAAGAATACCACTAATTACAGAAACTTTGAGGCTAAAGCAGATGTTATATATCAGAATGAGGTAAGGATATATAACATGACTGTTAACCCTACTCAATATATTACCCTACAGAATAGACCTCCAGAATTGGACTTTAGGGGAGAAACTACATGGGCAACCATTAAATCAATGGGCCGCAATGTACCAATGTATCACTTTACTGGTGCTGAAGACATCATTCAATTCAATGTATCTTGGTACTGTAATGACCCAGAAAATCCTGAAGAGGTAATCAATAAATGTAGGTTATTAGAAGCATGGTCTAAATCTAATGGTTACCAGGCTGCTCCTCCGATTGTTAAGATTGAGTGGGGGGATTCCGGTATATTTGATAATCACAACTACATTCTTACTTCAGCAACTTATACTCTGAAGAACTTCCAGAATGGTTATAGAGTAAGGGTACCCGGAAAGCCAGCTACTTTTGGTAATGGTAGGTTATTGCCTGCAGCAGCAACTCAAGAATTAATTTTCAAGAGAGTAAGTGCATATAACTTATCCTATGGAGATTTTATAAATTCTGATTCACTTAAAAAGACGGGGGGTATTAAATATGATTGATGTTAACCAATATCTAAAGGGGGCTAGCCCATATAATAATGCCTATGCTCTGAAGTATAACGATGGGGATTATTCCTTAGAAGCTAAACCTCCAGTAGTACCGGAATCCTCTAACGATATTCAACATACCGTTAAAGATGGGGAAACCTTGCAGAACATTGCTTTCAGGTACTATGGTGATTCTGGTAAGTGGTACATTATAGCTGAAGCTAATAAGATACTGAATCCTTTTAAGGAATTAGAAATGGGAACTCTAATAAGAATACCGACTTATGGCAGCTAAACAGAAACCTATATTATATAATGGAATGGGTCAACCTTATTTGGCCCTTTTCAATTTTGGAGGTATGCCTATAATGAATCCCATTACAGGTATACCCCTTGGAGCGTATATAAGTACCTGGAGTTATAGATATGATGAAGAAAAAGAAAACTTGGCTACCATTACTTTCGATACGGGTAATCCTGATACTGTAGATATTGCCGAGATTCAAGAGAACCAAAACATTTGTCTTCAATGGGGATATATATACCCTGATGGCCAATTTATATCTGGGCCCATAAAAATAATTAAGGTAAGAGAGTTCGAAGCCGTATTCGATTCTACAGGTACTCATGTAACTATTAAGTGCATTGATTCTTCAGGGGATTTAAGATATCAGCCTGCTTATGTTCATTCGGACATGGAAGGTTATAAATTATCTACCTATTTAGACAATGGTTGTGGGAATGCTACTGGTGTAATCATAGAAATATTTCAGTAATGGAACAACAGATAATAAGTAATAAAGTATACGAGTCACTACAGGTACCCACAGAGAGTACCCGTACTACTACTGGTAAAGTACTCTATGCTAACAAATACAGTGGAGTAGCAGAAGTAGCTATGCCAGAAGACTTGAAAGCTTTAATTGATAGTGACTTTGGGTTAGTGGGCAAGAACGTCTTAGTTCAATTAGAACAGAAGATGAAAGGGTATACTAATGGGCCATGGTATGTGGATTCAAGGGATGGTGTTATCTATATACATAATCGGAAATTCCATGAAGAACCGGTATGTACTTATACATATCAAGGAGAGAATGGGGAAGTACTTAGAGTATCTTTTGCTACTCAGGAAATAACTAAAAGAGTTAAAGCAGTATTAGCTCCATCTCTAGACCCAGATAGTAAAGATTTATCGGTATTATCAACTAATATAAATGAGCCAGAGGATAAACCTCCATTAGCTTTAAGACCTCCTGTGGCTCAGGTAGATAACCTTATGGTGTCTAATATTACTGGCAATGGGTTTGAAGATTATAGAAGTCATCCTACTACTCCTACAGAGGTAATGGATGCTTGGGACACTCAGCTTCAGTATAACATGGAAAAAACTGCAGAATATAAAAAGAGAGTAGAAGAGTATGAAGCAGTGGGTCCAGTAGGTGCTTATGAAGCAGGTAAGCAAAGGAGATTTGATGAAATGTCTACCGAAGAAATACGAGCTACCATTAATCAAGCAGCCAACGAGTTACCTGATGATAAGAAGAATGCCCTTAAGCAAGTACTAAAAAATTCTAAAAATGGTAAAGAGTTAGAAGCTAATCTTAAGAAGCTATTAGAATGCGAAATGTATCTTTTCGAAGATGAAGATGGTATGGAATTTATGGTAGAAGAGTATGTAGACCCCTTAGATTATGACCCAGAGGGTTATACCTCTAAACAAGCAGGAGCGGGTATAGCTTCTGGTATCAATTTTCAAGCTGGAATATTACCTGCTTCAGAGAGAGGTTTCGAAGCTTTAAAGAAAGACCCCTATACTGAAGTATTATCCGATATGGAAGTTGATACTACTAAGGGTTATGGTCAAGGTCAATATGGTAAGAGGGTTAAGGTAAGACATATGAAAAGGGTAAATCTCAAGGTACCTCTTTATAAACTTTACCATAATTTATTTAGTAGATACGGTGGTGCCGATAAGTATGCTTGGGCAGCTAATGCTAATGCCAATGGTGGTTTAAAGCAAACTGAGAAAAGGTTAGTATGTCAACTTCAGGTAGTGGGTAGACCTATGCTAGCAACTTCCCAAATAATCCGAATAGATAATGTAGGGAAACGTTGGTCAGGGCTTTGGTATATAAAACAGTGTACTCATTCTATGGATGCCGGTCAAGGGTATATAACTAATATGGAATTAGTAAAGAACAATTCCAAGTCTGGCTCTGTAACTTCTAAAACTGATTTATCTACTCAAAACATCGTAGCTAATGATGCTAAAGCTAATGCTAAAACTAAAAAGGGGCAAGATAAAAAAGCCCTAAGTACTTCTCAGAATCTTAATCTTAACTTTACTTATAATGAGAAGGTATATTACAATGAGCATTTCTTGAATGATAAGGGGGACATAATTGATATCAAGGGTCAAGCTGAGTTTATTCGAAAGAAGGCTTATTATACTGAAGTAAATGCCGATAATCCTCAAGCCTTGGCAGAGGGTATAGTATTATCTACAGGTAATACGGTTACCTCTAAGGGTAAGTTAATCCCGGGCAAGGTATCAGTTAAACAAATCCAAGTGCCTGAAGATTATGAGGTTAAGTTTAATTATATGGCCATAGCTAATCGAGTATACCGAGACATAGCTAAAAGGCATAAGCGAATAGCAAGTCAAATCTATGTAGAAAAATAAGGGTATGAGTTACGAAACAGCAAAGATAATAACTGACGAAGGCTTAGAGGGTCTTGGTCGGTATTACTCTGTTTATCGAGGCATTGTTATTGATAATGACGATGTAGAGAAACATATGAATAGAGTAAAGGTATGTGTTCCAGAGGTAATGGGGGGAGTATTTGCTTGGGCATATCCTAAAGGACAACATGGTTCAATTAGTTCAGGTTTTAAATTCTTAGCTCCTAAAGTGGGAGATACGGTATTTGTTACTTTTGAATTTGGAGATCCAACTAAACCACTCTGGGAATACCATGGTTGGGGAATGAGCCAAATACCTCAACCATTAGATGGTCCTAATAAAATGGGGATAGTTACTCCTGAAGGAAACCTAATAGTCATAGATGATGATAACGGAGAACTCAATTTACATTTCAATGGGCCTGTAAATGTTCGTTCGGAGAAAGAGATAGTAATAAATGCCGAGGGAGATATAAATGTATCTTCTGGCGATTCAGTGATACTTAATACTGGAGAAAATGGTGGAGTAATCAATATTTTTCAATTAACCGAAAAACTAAATCAAACTATCCAAGAACTAGAACAACTTCGCAGTATGTTCAATTCTCATGTACACTCAGGTGTAACTACTGGACCAGGTTCTTCAGGTCCAACTCTAACTCAAGCAACTAAACCTTTCTCACAATTCGTTGTAGACGATTATGAGGATAAAACCTGCATACACTAATGGAAAAGAATTATTTTACAGACTTAGTTGGTATAGGTGTAACTTATCCTATCCAACTTACAACTAATGAAAAGGGTGAAAGAGGTTGGTACCCAGTAAATGGGGATTTTAAACTTATCAGAGATAATATAAGTTCAATATTATACTACATGATAGGCCAGAGATTTCGACAGGAAAACTTTGGTAGTAAATTATGGCAATGTATTGAGGAGCCAAACTCACAAGCCCTAAGTTTTATAATTAAAGAGTTTTTAAAACAAGCCATAGGTGCTTGGGAACAAAGGATAACCTTCCAAAATATCACCGTTACTAGAGTTGATGCAAAAATACACATAGAAGTAACATATGTAGTAAATGGAACAAATTCTAGTCAGTACCTCGATATCACCTATGACAGTTCGGATAATTCATTAAATACACAATAATATGGGAATCACAAATAAATGGCTTAACCCATACCAGAGGTCTTATCAACAGATTAAGGCCAAGCTGGTTGAATCCCTTATGGGACTCAAAGACCCTCAAGGTCAGAAACTCATAACGGATTATTCGGAGGGGAATATCTTAATTATTATCCTCTCATTGTTTGCGGCAATTGCCGAAGTACTTCATTACTACGTAGATAACATGGCAAGGGAAACTTTCCTATCTACTGCAAGGAGGTATGATTCGGTAGTTAAACATGGGGCATTGGTAGATTACCATGCTCGGGCAGCGATTGCAGCTACCGTAGATGTAATCTTATCCAGAAGCATTACGGGTAATTCTATTGGTGCTAAATTAACTATACCTCATGGTACTCTGTTTACAGATTCCAGTGGTAATTCTTGGTTATCTGCTAGAGATGTAATTTGGTATTCGAATGTAACTACTTGTAAAGTACCTATAGTTCAACACGAGAAGTATACTGCAAGTGCTTTAAATAATATGGTAATACCTACTGGAGATAGAGTTATAATTCATCTGGGTACTCTACCCAATGGTAAGTATTATGAACAAGGTTCTATGTCATTGCAGATAGGTGGGGAAACTTGGGTATTAGTAGATACATTTGCAAAATCCAAACCTACAGACAAACACTTTATGGTTTCAGTAGATGAGGCACTTAATCCTTATATAATGTTTGGGGATGGTACCTTTGGTAAGAAGCCTGCAGCAGGAGCAAAAATAACCAATGTGGTATTCTACTTAACCAATGGTACTCAGGGTAATGTAAAGAGTAATACTATTACTTCTGTACCTTCAGTAATCTCTTCTTCAATTACTGATGCTACCGTAAGTAATGCTTACGATGCCGGAGGTGGTTCAAACTATGAAAACTTTACAATGCTCAAAGAACATATACCTTTGAGTGTAAAGACTTTGGGAGTAGCAATTACCAAAGAGGATTTCGAAAGTTTGGCCATGTTGGTTGATGGGGTAAACAAAGCTAAAGCCGATTATGAATGCGGTAGAAAGCTTACAGTATATATTAGCCCCGATGGTGGAGCTGTTGCTTCTTCTGAATTAATCAATAGGGTATACAATCTATTATCTCAAAGAGCTCCTATGACCACATGGTTAAAGGTTAAATCTGCAGGTAAGGTTCAGATTATTCTAGAGATGGGAGTTACTGGTAAGAAGTCTTATAAGACTCCCGAGATACAAACTCAAATTCTTACAGCATTATACAATGCCTATTCTCCAGAGCAAGCTCAGATAGGAGGAAGCGTAAGGTTATCAGATATCTATGCCTTAATAGATAACTTATCAACAGTAGATTACCTTCACCTTACTAAGTTCTATATTAAACCTTGGCCTACTACCATCTATGGTAATAAAGAATTGAACTTGGGTCAGTTTAAATTGAATAAGGCTAAAGGGTCTATGACTTACTATATTACCTTCAATTCATCCACTACTTTTACTGTACGTTCTGTATCAAATGGGTATATGGCTACTGGTACTGTAGGTAATTCTATACAGGTAATAGATAAGGCTAATGGTTTTGACTTCTCTTTGGATATTCAGAACAATAGCTATCAGTCTGGTTACAGATATTCTATTACGGTATCAGAACCTAACCATGACTATGAAGACCCCGGTTTTAATTTACCAGTATTTGAAAACGCTTCACAATTGACTTTAACCGTAAAAGAAATTGTATAATGATAAACCTCAAAAATCTAATCGACTTTTTGCCATTCGAGTATAAAGCTCAAGATACCTATAAGGTAAATGGCAAAGGCATCTTAGAGAGGTTTCTAGAAATTTGTGGAGAGCATTTTGAAGATTACATTACAAAGGATATTGAGAATATCTTAGACATTATTGATATAGATAAGGCTCCGGATATGTATCTCAATTTCCTTTGGCAATTCCTCGGAGAAATGCCCTTTGCTTATGGGAACACTATAGATGCACAGAAATGGGCAGAGTACTTTAATGGGTTCTACTCCGATGCTAAACTCCAAGAGTTATCTAAGCTTTGGATAATACCAAAGGAGGGACCCTTTACTTTAACCAGTACTCAAGTAAGAAACATCCTGAAGTATTCGATATCTCTTTTTAAAATAAGAGGTACCTCTGAGTTCTTCGAAATAATGATGAGGCTGTATGGGTTAACCTGCGTAGTAACTGACCCTGCAAAGGCTGATAGTTATGATGGTTGGGTAAAAGGTAATCCGCACTTTGACCAGTATTACCATTATGACGATAAGTATACCTATGATAATACTTTCGATTGTTCTCAATGTATACCGGTAACCTTTAGACTTACCGGTCATGGATATACTTCGAACTCGGCAGCTTTCAGAAAATTTAGAGAAGCCGTAGAGGCTTTCTTTAAAAGATTCATACCCTATCATGTATCTTTCGATATTCAATATGGGTTTACCGTAAATGATGGGTATACAATTAAAGCTGAGTTAGTAAATCCGGACCAACCCAATCTTATTACTTCAGAGGTATATGAAGTACCGGTAAAGGTAACTGTAACTTCAGATTGGATAAATGCTGACCTAAGATATCAGATATCCAGTGATAATATAAATTGGGGTTACACTAAACACGAAAGTGGTTCCATTTTTAATATACCCAGAGCAGGTACTTATTATTTTAGAAGTGTGGGAGACCCTACTAAGGTAACTCAAATCACGGTTAATCAAGAATCTTATAATCGAGTATATTCTATTACTTGTGACCCTATTACTGGAAAGATAACTCCTACTAACCTAAAAGTAAGTACAGTAGTAAGGGCAAACGTATCCTATAAGGGTACCGTGAAAACTTGTAATGTACGATTATCCGGTACTGATATAGTGAAAGTCTCTGGCTCAACTTGGGAATTTTCAGAGCCTGGTACCTACATCTTTGAGATTGTAGAGTTCCCAGTAAAGCAAACTTCATTTGTTGTAACTCGAGAAGAGATTACATATAAGGTAAGATGTACACCTTCTGAATTTAGAGTTGGGGATAAGCAAAGTATCAAGGATGCTACTACCACTCTTACCATCGAATCGAATTACCCAGAATCATTTACTGGTGAACTATACTGTAGGTTAATCGGTGATACCAAGTTGTTTAAGAACGGTGATAAGTTTACTGCTAATAGTTATGGTACTTATAAGTTTAAATGTACACTGGATAAAAGGGAAACCGATGAAGGTGTAGGTATATTCGAAGTAGTATCTGGTAAGACTGCAGTATATCGAATTACTGTTAGCCCACCAACAGTCACATTATTCAATGGCTCTGCAAAAGCTACAGTAAAGATACAACGTATTTCTGGTAATGGGAATGATTACAAAGTAAGGGTAATTGAAACTGGGGAAACCTTTGATGCTCAGAATGGATATGTATATACTGCAAATAGGGCAGGGACTTATACCTTCCAGTCAGTAGCTTATCCTACTGCTAAGACTACTCTGGTAGTTAATAACTCTCCAGTAGTATATCAGAACAAGTTAAAGATAGTACCTTCGGATGCTACAGACAGTCATTGGAAAGAACCCAACTGGGCATTACCAGAAGACCAGATAGATGATACTTATGCAGTATACCAATTACTGGATGAGAAGTCTGCTTGTAAGTTCCATCTTGAGGAAATGAAAAATGGGGTCAATGTAAGTGGTACTGCTACCTGTGATGAGAACGGGGAAACCTATAACCTTGATGAGGAAATTGTTCTTACCAAGGCTGGGACTTATACCTTTGTGGCAGATGATGGTTCTTCATTAAGATGTCAAGTAATACTGGAAGATTATCCTACAATCATAGAGATTTCTTGTACTCCTACTTATGCAGAACTAAAGGGGAATGTTAAACAAGTATCTACTTTAATCAAGTGTACTTCTAATAAACCTGATTTCGATAGTCGAATAAGGGAAGTTGGTAAAGTAACTACTTATGATGCAGGTGGTGCTGGTTATGAGTTTGTAACTGCACAAGCTGGAGAGTATATATTCGAATCAGTGGTAGATACTTCGAAGAGAACTAAGTTCACCGTAGTAGATGCAGACCTCTTAAGCGTTAGTCCTCAAAAGTTAGAATGGGAACATGATGACCTCTCAGAGAAAACATTTACCATTACAACTTACAGTAATCAATCTTGGCAAATAGTAGAACAATGATAAATTCAACAATCGATAGAATAACAGAAACCACAACTCAGTCTTTATTCAAGACATTCACTGTGGGTATATTGGGAGAGTGTACACAAATCTTGTATGATTTGAGATGGATGATAATCCTTGCAATAATTCTAATCCTATCAGACTTATGGTTTGGGTTATCTGCAAGTAGGTTACAGAAAATCGAAATTCGAAAATCTAGAGCTGGAAGAAGAACTCTAAACAAGATAGTAGACTATATCTGCTATGTTCTACTTGGTGCTGTACTTGGTAAAGCTATTGGAGAACCATATGGGATGAACCCAATAGTGGTATCAATAACGGTTATGGTAATATGCTACTGTTTCGAAGTGGATAGTATATATGGACACATCTGTGAAATACATGGTATTAAGAAACGGTACAGTATATGGAGAATACTCTTTAAATTGTTAACCTTCAAGTTCAAGGATGTAGGTGAAGCATTTAAAGATATGTCAGAACAAAAGAATCAATTTAAAAATACTAAGGACAATGAAGACGTACTTTAAGTATGAAGGTATTATTAAATCAAAGGAAGCAGCAGAGGCAATTGCTGCTCCTTCTGGTTTAGGGCCATTCTGTGGATTTGGCTCGGCTACCATAAATGGTAACAAGTTAGTGGTATCTCCTCAGGGAGTTGCTGGAAGTAAGTATGCCAATGTAATCAAGGATAGGATTATGGCAAGGTATATGGCAAAGGCTTCGGAAGATGGAGAATTGCCAGACGTGAACTTTGGATGTATTTCAAGAGATGGGTATGTATTTATATCCGATGAACAAACGATTACTATTGAGAACATCCAAGGTACCCAAGGTTCAACAGAAGAAGTATTACTCTTTGCAGTACATACTACTATTTCTGAACCAGTAGATAATCCAGTAGACTTTGTAGCTTATTGGAATGAATCCTCCGAAAGCTTCTACACCTTGTTTAAAAAGTCTCTGGATATTTATTATCCGATTGCCGAAGAGAATCGTACACCGGATATCATTAATAATGATGTATATTCTAATTACGATATGACCTATAGCAATCTTCTAGAGCTGGTAGAGAGTGCTTGCCCTTATTACTCTAATAATAAAACTTCGGTTGTTCTTATCGGAGTATATGGTAAGGGTACTGATGCAATGACTAAACGAAATGAGAACTTTGCTATCGTACCCTATCAGGGTAAGTTCCAAGAAATCCCTTATACTACTGCTGCCCAGAGTATGATGAAAGAATCAGTGAAAAGAGTAGAACAGATAAATTCAGGCTTTCCAGTAGTAGATGAATCGGGTACTAAGTTAAATATCAAGCAATACATTGATAGTCAAATTGAGGCTATCAGAAAAGAATTCTCTGAATCTCTGAGTACTGCTAACTTACCAATCGGTTCTATTATTCTTTGGGAAACCGATGTAATACCCGATGGTTGGGCAGAATATACTAAGGCAGCTGGTAGAATAGTTATTGGTTACCAAGCTGGAGGTGTTCAAATTGGGGATGAAGTAATGTTACAGAATGTTGGAGATTACTATACACCAACTAAGGGTAATTTCTTAATCTCTATTAAAGGTGATGACCTTCCTAAGCATAGGCATGCTCTTGGTGTATCTAAAGGTAAACAAGATAATGCTAATAACTGGGAGAACGTTCGTCCTCAATCTTTCTTTAATAGGGAGACAGGATTGAATGGTGATTTCGGTAGAGGAACTCCTACCAAGGGTATTCAGGATGGTGCTATCGTAGTAAGCTGGAATCTATTAGGGGAATCTTTCTTACAAGAAACTTCGGTAGAAACTTTGGATATTGAGAAATTGCCACCGACTATTACATTACGATATATCCAAAAAATATCATCATAAAGTTGTTTATTAGTTATTTAGTAGTATTAAAACTCATGTGTATTATTTGTATTGTTTAAGAGTAAACACTTGTTTGTTTTCAATTTTTGTTTTGCATAGTTAAAAACACTCATTTGGGAAAGGGACGTTGGGAAACGTCCCTTTTCTTTTGTGTTAATACTTAAGTTCTTCTTTAGCTCGGTCTTCCCAATATTGGATATCTTGCCTAAGCTCTGAGATATATCTCATGGATTCGTTAGTCTTAGGCATTTCAAAAAATTCGATAAGCATTATATTAGTGATACGAGTACTATTTTCGAGTCTTTCCTTAATAAAAGGAGGGGGAGTAATTAATACCTCAAACAAAAGATAGGCATCTGGAGAAAGCTTATCCTTCATATAAGTATACATCATATCGAGCATTTCAGATTTAGCTTTCTCTTCTTCACTGTCATCCTCTAATTCTTTGTCATTGTCGAATAAGTCATCAAGTTTAAAGAGGCTTTGATTATACTCTGCCTGTTCTCCGTATGCAGAACGAAGCAATTTGTTTTTAAATGTACTAAGTGATGCAAGGATTCTTGCTTTAAGATGTTCTTCAGTACATTCACCATAGTATTTGTTGAAAACAAATAACATCTTATCCCAGAAATAAGATTGGATAATATCCGGTGTAAGATTAAACCGTTTATAATCAATCTGTCTGGTAAGGTTTCTAATTACTGGCTTACAGACTTTATAAAGTCTGTTGAAAGTAGCTTCATCATATTCTTGCATAGGTTTTAATCGATGAAGCTCTGAACCGTTATTTCCTTTACTTTTTCCCATGTTATTAAATATTCGTTGTGCAAATATAAGTATTTTTTCTTATATAAAATAATAATATTAAATAATCTGGAGCTTAAGGTAGTGGATTAGTAGTTTCTAGATAGATGTCAACATGCTCAGAACTATCTCGGTACTATCAAAATCTATTAGTTTATATAATATTGCAATATAAATATGAAGAAATTTAAAGACAACATCAAGTTCAGTTTTTCTCCTGAGTTTCAATTCGAGATACTCAGGTTTGTTTTAAAAGATAAGGAAGGGGGATTAGTACTCAAAAGGATTAAATCCAATTACCTGGTTCTCATAGAACACTCCCTTATCTTCGAAGGTATATCAAAATATTTTAAGAAGCAAGGCAGAATGCCCTCCGAGAATATCTTAAAGGAAGTATTAAAAGAGTTACTAGAATCCAAAACATACGTTGATTTGGTAACTAAGGATGATATACCTAATATCAATAAACTAATAAGTAATCTCTATCATATACCACTATCGGATTCTGATTACATAAAAGAAAAGATATATCAGTTCTCTACCTATGTTGAGATGAAGAACTTAAATGATTCTTTTGATTTGGATAACTTCGAACAATACGAAGAATATTCGAGGAAGATTGAAAAGGTACTTCAGAAAAGTAAACCTAAGAAAGAGGATGAACCCCTATATATGATTCGAGATATTACCGAGAGACAGTTTAGAAGGCAATCAGAACCTTCAGTATTACCATGCCCATTTAGGCAATTGAATGATTTAACCAATGCAGGAGGTTATCCAGAACATTCGGTTAATGTGATATTGGATAAACCTAAAGCAAAGAAAACATTCTTCATGGTAAATCTTGCAAGAGGTTATCTTAGAATGAAGAAGTCTGTATTATATATTGATACAGAAAATGGTCAAGAACAAATTATGGACCGTTTCATTCAATCAAGTATTAATAAAACTAAGAAGGAATTATACTCGGGTGAATATGATAAACTTGAGGCAAAGCATTTAAGGAAACTTGCAAGGTTTGGAGTTGAATTAGTGGTTGAGCGTGTACCAGCAATGATTACTAATACCACTTATATAAGGGAAAAGATAATTCAGCTTCGTAATCAAGGAATTGATATTAAAGTTCTTATGGTTGACTACGCTGGTAAGCTTGCATCAATAGCGGGTGATAGAGAAGATTTCGAAAGGATATCTAATGTATACGTAGACCTTCAGAATCTGGCAGAAGAATTACATTTAGATATTATATGGACTGCCCATCACATTACTCGTGAAGGTAAAAAGCATAGGCTTACTAGATACGATGAGAATGATATCTCTGGTTCAATTGCCATTGTTCGTAATGCCCAGGTTATCATGGGTCTTAACTCTACTGAGCAAGAAGAAAAAGATAATATTCTTCGAGCTGAGATAGTAGTACAAAGGGATGGTCTTCCTTCCGGTAGAGCATTATTCAAATGCGATGTCGAAAGGCAAAGATGTACGGAATTTACAAGGGAACAACGTAAACAATATGATGAAGTATATGGTAGTAAGTTGGATGAACAATTTAAAAAGAATACTAACCCGGATGCGGATTCTAAGAAAAGGGAAAGAACTACTGGAGATATTTAGATGTAAGTTGGGTTATCATGAATGGGTAGCAGTTCATTGGACTGAGTTTAAACAGAGACCTCGTAGGGCAATTTTTTCTAAGAAAGGCGGGAGAAGGAAAGTCCAGTATTATGAGAAACGTCATGTAGAGTATTACTGTAATATATGCGGGAAGAAAAGATATGAAAATAACAAACTCGTTTAAATCTAGACTAAGAACATACTTTATTAAACGATTGGGAGCATTCGATTATAAGCACGGATGGTTACGCATTCCCACTTGCCCATATTGCGGGAGAGAACAGAAGTTGGGAGTTAACCTTTCTATGTATAGAACCAATTGTTTTAGATGTAATGCCCATCCTTCTCCTGCTCAACTAATAATGGACATAGAAGGATTTACTGAGTACCATGAACTAATTAATTTTTTGAACAATGGACAATTTGATGAACTACAGTTTAAGGAAGAGAAAATCGAACTTGCCGAAAGTAAGCCCGTATATCTCCCAGATGGATTTAGAAATATTTCGCTCGGAGACAGCCAACTTGCAAAAAGCATTCGTGGATATATCAAGAAACGCGGCTTTAACCTCGAGAAGTTTTCAAGATGTGGTATCGGATATGGAACAATGGGCACGACATATGGGTACCTTATCATCCCGTTTTATTATCGAGGACAACTTAGGTATTACAATGCTCGAAATGTTATCGGAAAAGGACCCAGGTATAATAACCCAGACAAAGACATCACCGGTTTGGGAAAACAGTTTATCATCTTTAATCATGACGCATTGGAGATGTACAGGTCGGTATTCATTTGCGAAGGAGCACTTAATGCCCTCACTCTCGGAGATAGAGCAATTGCCACAATGGGTAAAGCTATTAGCCAGTACCAAGTCAATGAATTACTTAAATCCCAATGCCAAAGATATATTATCCTTTTAGACCCCGATGCCAGGTCTTATGCTGTTAATCTCGCACTTAAATTAGTAGCTTATAAAAAAGTCAAGGTAGTATTTCTTCCAGAGGGTTTTGATGTAAATGATTTGGGGAAGAAACAAACACTTAAGCTAGTATATCAAACAAGGTATCAAAGTTATCAAGAACTGATTCAAATCAGAAACTCTTTGGAGTAAGGAGTTCCTATTATATTATAAAATAATATATTTATGCGTGAACCATCTATCCATATAACTAAGTCTCAGTTTGAGGAAATATTAAATACCCTAGAGGTAGATAACTTCCCAGTTGAGGCTTTTTTTGTTATTGCTCGAAAGGAGGCAATAAATCATAGAGCAGTCTTAGTTTCTAATAATAAGAATACTAAGCGAGTTAATAACATTTTACTAGCATCTAAGGGGGATGCTGCCCTTGTTGCTGATATTTTATATGCAACTCGTATAAAGTTAAAGCATAGGGGAGTTCGTAAAATAAATGAAAGTAATTCTCGGGAATGGGCAAATTGTAAAAAGCTTGCAGAGATATGTAATACCTTCTGTGAAGATTTTAAATTTGATACTCGAGAAGGTTTTATTAAATATATTGAGACTGGGTTAAAGAGGATGACCGACTATCGGAATGTTATGCAAAGGTTAATATCTATGCAGGACAACATCACTAATCAAATAGATGCCGAGATAGAACTCAAGGGGGATAAGGACCCAGGCTTTACCAAAGACATCCATGATGAATTCATAAAAAGAGTTGCTAGTGTTACTGGTATTTATGAATCTTATGAACATCAGCCAGAGAAATATGTTCACTTTCTTAGGATTCATAATCTAATGGATGAAAAGGATTGGAATGTATTTAAATTTTTGGATGCCCAGTTCGAAGCTCTTGCTTGGTGTAATGGATTACCAGAACCAAGTCAGATGTATAATGATAAGGCTATCGAAAGGTATAATAAATACCTATATAAAAATAAAGATAAACGAACCTTAGATGAACCTCGGGTAGAGGGGAGTCTTTGGGATAAAATAAGAAAATAATATGAAAGGTTTACAATTTTTCGGAAACAGAGTGGAGGATGCAGCTAATGCCTTTATTGATGTCCTCAAGTATTCAGACCAATCGGTAACTTATCCAGATTTTAAGGATATCGACCCTTGGCCTGATGAGATAGTTAATATGTTCTATGTGATTTGGAAGAATGCCAAGTTCTCAGAACTAAGTGCAATTATTATGTATACCCAACAGTCTTCTAGATTCGAGGAGGTATCAGAATTGATGTTGGGTATTGGTTTGGTAGAGATGAGGCATCTTGACAAGATATCTGATTTCTTACAAAGGGCAGACCCATACGAGGATTACTCTACCATGAAGATTAATCCTACAATTGAGATTGGTTCTACTTGGGAACAAGCTTTAAAGATTGCTTTGAATTCTGAGATAGAAACTATTGGTCATTATAAAATGATTCAAAGGGCAATTACTCAATATAGTGAACGTTCTGATTATAATGACGTGAATTATTTCCTTGAGAAATTGATTGCGGATGAGGAGCATCATATGAAACTTCTCAAGGAAGCAATGGGTATGGATAAAGCTACTAAAGGTGTAACTGTAATTATCAAATGAGTAAGCTAATTATTCAGAATGGAAATTTGTGCGAACTCGACTTACCTCTTAAGTTCGCACAAAAACTTTATAATGAGTTTGCCATTCGACATCCAAATGCTTTCTACTTACGTACAAGGCAAAGAGGTATGCAGAATTGGGATGGTAAGATTCATTACATTACCAAGACTGGGCAATTTAAAATAGGTTTGCTTCCTAAGGTATACGATATGTGTATTGAAATGGGGATTAAACCTAAAGTTGTAGATATGAGACAACCTTTACCTAAAGTCAGTAAAGTAGTTACGAATATAGGTAAGTATAAGTTAAGGCCAGAGCAAGAGAAAGCAGTTAAGTCTGTGATTAATAATCGAGTAGGTGATACCCCTTTCCATATTGGTGTATTAGATTACACTGTCAATGCAGGTAAAACACTTATCATGTCGTCTTTATATTTAACCTATAAGAAGCAGTTAAAGACTTTGCTAATAACTAATGACTCAGATTGGTTAAATCAAGCTAGAGAAGAATTTAAGCAATATCTTCCGGGAGAAGATATCACTTTTGTTCAAGGCAAGGTTTTAAACTGGAGTAACTTTACTATAGGTATGGTTCAATCTATTTCGAGGAACATGAGATTCTATCAAAAAGAATTATCTCAGATAGACATGGTACTTGTGGATGAGGCTGACCAGGGAGGTAGTAAGCAATATCAGAATGTAATCACTCGGTTATTTAATACCAGAATTCGTATAGGATTATCTGGTACCATTTATATGAGCAAGCTTGCTAAGGATAAAGTTAAGAATATGAACCTTGAATGTTTCTTTGGTAAAGTGATTGCCGAGTTTAAACTTAAGGATTCCATCAAGAAGGGTTACTCAACTAAAACTATCGTAAAGATGGTACCCGGTAAACCTTGGTATGGTAATTGGGAATCTGATTGTATATCCTATAAGGAGATATATGATGATTCTATTACCGAAAATAATACCGCGTGGACCATGGCTTATAATCGATTACGATGGAATATTAATCAAGGCAGATATCCTGCTCTTGTAGTATGCAAGCATATTGCACATTGTGAAAATCTATATAAGTTCTTTAAAAAGAAACTGGGCGATGCCTATAATATTGCCTACGTGCATGTTAATACTCCCTCTAAGTTAAGACAACAAATAATGATGGATTTTAGGGAAGGCAAAATAGATATCCTGGTATCAACTACAATCATTGCTCGAGGTAAAAACTTTCCTAAGCTTAGGTATTTACTTAATGCAGCAAGCATGGATAGTCAGGAAAAATCTATTCAGTTTCTTGGTCGTTTGGTAAGAACCGATAAATCGAAAAAGAAAGTATACCTGGATGACCTTCATTATCCTGGCCCTTATTTAGATAGGCATGGTAAGCATAGGAAGCAATATTATCAGAGACAAGAATTGAAAGTAATATTGTTAGATAAGCTATGGAAGAAACATCCTAACCATAGCCTTATTAAGAGTTAACTAGAAGTACTATGAGTATTTACTTTTTCTCCGTAGGAGGAAAAGAAGATTACAATTAATAAGCATATAGGCATTATGAATAATGATAAACTAATATGTATCAGAGATGAGGATGATACTAAACTAACTACTCTATTATCAGATGGTTGGAAGATAATCCAAATCTCTGCATCCGGTATTTATTGCTGGGTACTTTTAAGGAAACCCAATAACACTAAAAAGAAAATCAAAGGCTTTCAGTGATGGAGAAATATATTTTAATTACAGCGGTTGTTATTATGATAATAATACTCGCTTTAGACTTCATACTTTCTAAGGATGGCTATCAATGTCATTCATGTAAGAAACGTTTTCATAAAAAGGATTTGGAAATTAAGGGATGGCATTTCAAAGAATGGGTCTGTCCCAATTGTAAACACATTAATTACACTTATGATGAAGAAGATTAGGGAATGGTTTAAATCTCTTGTTGTTGGGGAGGTACATAATCCTAAACATGTATTCAACTGTAGAGATTTGATATGGATATCAAGCTTGGAAACTTCTCAAAATACTCCCGAATGCTTTACTCATTTCTTTTGTTTGTACTGGAGTAATGGTATGGTAGTCAAAGTATGTCAAGAGAGCCATGATAGAAATTCATACCAAGAATTATATAAACTTAGGGAACTATTTATTAATAACATCGGTTATTCCTATGTTCCCATAGAAGATAACAGTGAGATATACATTTATTATAAACGTAAAAAAGACATATAATGGCTAAGAAAAAGAAACAACTTCCTGACTTATCGAAGCAAGATATCCTTACTCCCATAGATGTTAGTACTTTGGGAACTAATGGAGACCCTTGCTTCGGTATTGGGTATGACCTATCAACTAAAGAGTGTAAGCTATGCGGAGACTCAGAGCTATGTGCATTCAAGATGTCTCAGAACTTGAATATCACAAGGAAAGAGCTAGAACAGAAGAATCAATACAAGGATTTGGATGTATTAGAAGATACGGTTGGTATCAAGAAATACATCCGAGGCTTGATTCGGAAAGGGAAAGACAGAAAAGAGGTTATTACCAAAACCGTTGAGAAATTTGAAGTACCTAGAAAACGTATTAGAGAACTTTATAAAGAGTGTATTAAATAATGAAACCAATAGAGATGATATGGGCTATGTTCAAGGTATACCTTAACAACCCAAACTATTTTGTAAAGCAAAGTGATGTATTTGCTAATTTGTGTATGGAAGGTTCTACCGATGTAATTAGAATGTGTAATTCATTGGGAGTACATGTTTCTAGACCCGAGAAATTAACCTTTGGACAACTTTTACGTAAATGTAATATATTATGAACAGATTTAGATTTATCAAAGTAAGGGAGGTAGTATCTCCCAACAGAGCAAACCCAAATGATGCTGGGTTAGATTTTTATGTACCAACTGATTTATATCTTGAGGATATTCATGACAAGAACGAATTTGATTCAAATGGGTATATTTTAGATATGCCATTTAATGAAAATTTCGTAAGGCATATAGCTTTAAAACCAGGTCATCGTATACTTATCCCATCGGGTATCAAAGGTTTGCTAGAACCTCCTGCATCTATGTTAATGGCAGCAAACAAATCTGGTATAGCTACTAAGAAAGGGTTAATCTTTACTGCCGAGATAGTGGATTCCCCTTATGTTGGAGAGATACATATTGGGATATATAACACTTCTCAAGAAATTCAGGTTATCGAGGCTGGTCAAAAGCTGGTACAATTTATTCATGTACCTATTTATATTACCGAGCCAGAGGAGATTCAGCAAGAGGAGTTTTATACTGAATCACAAATGTGGGGAAGCAGAGGAGATAAAGGATTTGGTTCATCTCAAAACATAAAATAGTGGACATAAGGAATATAAATGAACAAGTGCCTCAGGTAGAAGAAACTGAGGCACGGATACTACAAGAAATGTATGATCTTGGGATAGAACAATTCTTTGGGTATAAAGAGATAGAAAGGTTACCTGATTATCCTTTAGATATAAATAACCCAAAGAACCAAGTTATCCTAAAGGATTTTATTGGTAGGGTTATTGAGGAATTAACCGAAGGATTCGAATCTACCGATGAAGTAGTATCTATATATCGTGATTATGGATGGAATAATGATTGCTTAACCTCAGAAGAATACACTCAGGTATTAAATCATCTAGCAAATGCAAATGAGGAACAAGCAGATGCCTTGGGATTCTTCTTTACTTTGCTTTTGTATTCTAATATATTGCCAGAAGATATATTAAAATATCAAGATGCCAAGAGTTTATTTGAGGTAATGGCAATTGGAGTCAAAGACCTACTCATCAAGTACCCAGATCATCGAGGTGTAAGGAAATACCCTATACTAAGTCCAACCGATTGGGCAAGAGAAGATAGGGCAGAATATGATAAGATAGTTTCTTATACCCCAGGTTTTCATGGAATGAGCGAGATATCTCATGAAAACGAGAAGCTATATTTATGGGAAGTAATATATGAACTTAATAAAGCAAGGAACTTCCTTAAATGTAGACCCTGGAAACAAACTCAAGTGATGACTAAAGAAATAGATTTTCAGGAATCTTTGGTAAAGTCATTCTATCTCTATATGGGATTTTTAGCTATGAATGGGTTTACTCCTTGCGGACTATTTAGTTTATTCTTTAAAAAACAACGTCTCAATTTATGGAGGCAAACTACAAATTATTAGTAACTAATTAAAAATCAGCCAGTTATATGTCAGGTTGGAATAAGAAATTAGAGGGACTTCAGCTTAATACGGAGGAGTCCCTCCATTCGTTAGAATTTGCTACTTCACAGGAAGCATGGGAAAAACTTAATGAGGGTTTTTTAAGATTAGACCCAATCCTATTTGGGAAAGGTGCTATGGCTAATAGTGGGGTAGCAGTAGTGTATAACGTATTTATAAAAATACGAAAAGCCTGGGTAGACCCAGAATTTGATTATGGTAGATGTTTCAATTATAAAGAAACTAAGTGGACTAGCTTATTGAATAACTACATAGATTTTAATAAGCTTGACTTGTTGCGTAGTAAACTTAGAGTACTGAGAAATAAGTACAATCAGAATTACAATATAACCTATATGTTTAACAATCATCATGATAATGGTAAACAATGTTTAATAGCTGCGACTTTTTCAAAACGATTCGGGGAGGACATCCCAGTTATTACAATGGTAGTTCGGGCTTCAGAAATTACCAAGAGGTTAATATTCGATTTCCTATTAATTCAACGAATGTCAGAGTACGTATATGGACCGGATCAGTCAGTACAAATCAACCTATTCGCGACTCAGATGTACGGAAATGTAGAGACACTTCTAATGTATCATACCCATAAACCCTTGAAGAAGGTACTTAAGGGAGCAGAAGAGAATTCATGGAATAAGAGGATAAAAGAGATATGGAAAAAATTCCAAAATGGTACCGAGAAGGAATTTTCTTCATTCAAGGTATTCTTTAGAAGTTTTAAAGTGCTTCGACCAGATTTATATGAGGAAACATATAAATCAATGAAAGCAAAAGAATTACTTCTTGAATACGAGGATATAGAATACCCGGAGAATGTAATCTCTTACTCTCAACGTAAAGCCTATAAAAAGAAACTTTTAAAACAAAAGAACAATGGAAGCTAAGGAATTTTTAAATCAGAAGCGTATAGGATTAGTAAACAAATTCTATTACCAAGTTTTTGAGATTAAAAAGAACGGGGGAGAACCAGATATACCCTTGTTATTAAAAGAGGTAGAGGATTTTGATGATTTTGTATATCGCTACTGGCATATGACCTGGGTTAGTTCTACAATGTCATACAATTAAATATTTATATTATATGAGGATATATTCTAACAGTTTTGAGTTAATGTCCGAAATGGGCAGAGAACTCAACAGTTATGGTCAAACTGTAAAACCAAAGACCTATCAGAATAAAGTGATTGAAGGTAATGAGGATTTTATTACTAAAGAACTCATTTGCCAACAATATTGCTTAACTTCATTGGGAGACCCGGTATGGTTATTCGTATTCTCTCATTCAAGAGAATGGGCAGATGCTGAGTTCCAAGAAAGGGTTGATACCTCTGATATAATTAATCCAGGTAAAGCTTGGGAATTAAGAAAAGATTTATGGGAACAGTTCTTGGTAAATGGTAAATTTGATTATACCTATA